TGGAGAGCGTAGCAGGTCGCCTCGCACAGAGCGGTGCGACCGGGACAAGTGTCGCGGGCGGGTAGGCTGAACTGGTAGATGCTGTCGCCGAGCTTGGCGTTGCCTCGACGCAGAAGGTTGGTGGGCTTCCGGGTCGCGGCGGCCCGCCGGTTTTTGTTGTTCTTGAGCAGCAAGTCGCTCGTCGTTTCCGGGCGATTTTACTGTTGGGCCCCGTTTGGGACGGGGTGAGATCTGATCCGGGGCTGGGTCGTTGGGTCCGTCAGCTCGACGTTTTCACCGTGTCGTCGATTGGGGCCAAGTCGTAATCGACGTTTTCGACCGTGTCATCGGTTGGGACAAAGTCATGAGCAACGCCGACAATGGTCATGTCGTCGCCACAAGACCAGCTAACGCCAGCTGCGAAGGCATTCGCGATGGCGTCTGATGGCAGCGGTCCGCAGGCCTTAGTACCGCTGCCGGTGTCAACAACGACGTAGATACCTCGTACAGACACTCGTACCTCCTTTCATCACTCTTTCGGATTGTTGGTGTGGATGTTGTCAATCAGGCGGTCCTCCTCCTCGTCGTCCCACTCGACGGCGATGGCGACGCCGCGTCGGCAGAGGTTGTCGAGAACGACCTGATCACCGTCGAAGATCAGACGGTTGCGCTCGATCCGGAACTCGAACCGCGCGTCAGGCGGGCAGTCGTACACAGCACCGACCAACCCGCCAACCACGTGGGCCCAGCGCTGCAGCGCATCAACGAGACTCGCCAACCTCTGCATCGACTTTCCGGACTCGCAGGCGTTGGCGATAAGGGTGGACAGGTGGCGATCGATGCAGGCCTCATAGATTTTGGGCACGTTTCCTCACTTCGTCTGGTTTCAACCACAGCCACTCGTAGCACCACAGGTCTCGCAGACAGCGCATGCTCCGGTCTTGATGAGAGTGAACTGGCCGCAGCTGCGGCAGGCGTCGCCCTCGTACCCCATCCGACGGGGTTGGACCACCACGCTGGCGATAGCAGCGGTGACCCTCTCGACGATCTTTTCGGTGCGGGTGTGACCATTGCGGCCGCCCTCAGACCGCGGGTAGGGCTTCGGGACGGTCTGGAGCTCCTCCCACCCCAGATAGCTGATGGCCAGCTCGCGCACGACCCAGTCGATGAGCGAGGTCGCCGTCTTGATGGTCGGATGCCCCTGCACCATGCCCGATGGCTCAAACTTCGTGTTCAGGAAGGCATGGACGTACTCATCCAGCGGCACACCGTGCTGCAAGCCCAGGGAGACGGCGATAGCCAGCGAGTTGAACAGACTGCGCAGCGTCGTTCCTGCCTTGGACAGGTCGACGAAGATCTCCCCCAGGGTGCCGTCCTCGTATTCGCCGGTACGCAAGAAGATCGACTGGCCGCCGATCGTGGCTTTCTGGGTGTAGCCGTAGCGGCGGCCGGGGAGGTTGCGGCGTTTGACAGCCGGAAGTTCGACTGCCGCAGGCTTCTTGTCCTCGGCGACCGCATTGAGCGGCTGCGATAGTTTGCAGCCGTCGCGGTACAGGGCGATGTCCTTGACGCCCAGTTGCCACGCCAGCAGGTAAGTATTGGCCACGTCCTCTCGTGTGGCCTCGTTCGGGAGGTTCACGGTCTTGCTGGCTGCACCGCTCAGGAACGGCTGTACGGCAGCCAGCATCTTGACGTGACCCTCGACAGCGATGAAGCGCCGGCCGTGCGGGCCGCAGCGGTTAGCGCAGTCGAAGACCGGGTAATGCTCCTCACGCAGATGTGGAGCGCCCTCGACGGTCCAGTGGGCGTCGTCCTCGACGTAGGCGACGATGGCCTGGACCTGTTCCTCCGAGTAGCCCAGGCGGCGCAGGGCCGGCGCGACCGACCGGTTGACGATCTTCATCGTGCCGCCGCCAGACAGCTTCTTGAACTTCACGAGCGCGAAGTCAGGCTCCAGGCCTGTGGTGTCGCAGCCCATGATCAGGCCTATGGTCCCGCTGGGCGGAACAAGCGTCACGTGGGCGTTGCGGAAGCCGTGCTGCTTGCCGCCCTCCAGCATCGCGTCGGCGGCCTCCGTGGCGGCCTGCCACAGGTAGTACGGGCAATGGACCGGGCTCAGGGGTTGCGGCAGAACGTTTAGCCCCTCATACCTGGACGGGTTGGCGTCATAGGCTGCCCATCGGTGGTTGCGAATAACACGGAGCATGTCCTCGCGGTTCTTGTCGAACGCGGGAAATGTTCCCATCCTGGACGCCAGCTCGGCCGACGTGGCGTAGGCCGTCCCGTGGATGACGGCGGCCAGGGCGGCTACCACGGCCCGCCCCGTCTCGGAGTCGTAGGGCAGCCCCATGACCATGAGGAGAGCGCCGTAGTTGACGCCGGACAGGCCCAGGGTGCGGTGCGCGGCGGTCGTCTTGGCGATCAGGTCGGACGGGTAGGAGGCCAGGCTGACGGTGATGTCGAGCGCCACCGTCCAAAGATGGACGGAGTGGCGGAGCTTTTCGAGGTCGACCTGTCCTGACTGAGACTCGAAGAATCTGGCCAGGTTCAGGGACGCCAGGTTACAACCGTTGTCGTCACTGAACAAAAATTCGCCGCAGGGATTGGGAGTCCGAATACTCCCTGATTTCGGGCAGGTGTGCCAGGCGTTGACAGTGTCGCCGAACATGAGACCCGGATCAGCACACGACCAGGCACAATCGACGACCTGCTCCCACAACTTCTGGGCCGGCAGCGTCTTGCTGGCCTTGCCGTCGGTGCGGCGTACCAGCTTCCAGTCCTGGCCGCCCCGGGCGGCCGCCATGAAGGCGTCGGAGACGCGGACGGAGTTATTGGCATTCTGGCCGCCTACGGTCGCGTAGGCTTCGCCCTCGTAGTGGGTGTCAAACACCGCGGCGCCCGGCTCGGCGGCGGTGAGCGCCTTGCTGCCTTCAACCAGGCAGCGGACCTTGTACTCCTCGCCCTTCTTCCAGCCGATGAACGCCTCCACGTCCGGGTGGTCGTCGTCGACGACGACAATCCTAGCCGCACGTCTCGTATTGTGGACCGCGACACCGCTGCCGACTCGCGACAAACTGGGCCAGATGACGAAGTTGTGCCCGCTGTCCTCAGTCAGCTCGTCCGGTGTCGGGCAATCAACTTGCACATCGTACACGTCGTCTTCACCGACGACGTCAACCCGGACAACTCGGTGGTTATCGCACGAAGCCGACTCCAGCATTCCCGCGTACGAGCCGAAGTGCTTGTCGTTGGCGCGATCGACTGCGCAGGCGAACATCGACATGCCGGGAGTCAACAGGCCGGCCTCGACGTAACGACCACACGATAGGCGCATCGGGTGGTCGTAGCTGACGTCAAACGATCCCTTGTCGGTGATGACGTGTACGACCGTTTTACGTCCCGACTTCCAGGCTCTTGCCCATTTCGCTTTGTACCGACCCGCCGGCGGGTCGTAGCTCAGGCACACGAATCGATCACCGGACTCAGCCAAGTCCTTGACTGGCACCGGCCCATTGTGCGTATAGATCGCGGTGTGTGGAGCGAGACAGGTACCTCCACTTTTTATGCTGCCTGCGTTGTTGTCCAGGATGTTCAGCCACGACATGAGGCCACTCGACACGCCGCCGCCGGAGAGCGGCTCTCCCTTGCCGCGCAGGTTCGAGTAGTTGCAGCCCGAACCGCCGCCGTGCTTGAAGACGCGGGCCTCACGTTCGATGAGCGACTGAATGCCGTAGTCGCCCAAAAGAGTGTCGTTGACGATTTGTGTGAAGCACGCGTGGATTTGCGGCCGTTCGTAGCTGTTCGGGCACGGGCTGATGCCGCCATCTGGCCGGATAGCCCACTGGCCCGACGGCTCGCCCTCGGTCCCGTAGGCCCAGTGGAGACCAAGGTTGAACCAGGCCGGCGAGTTGGGGGCCGCCATCTGGGCGGCCAGCGTGTAGATCAGCTCGTCGTGGAAAGTCTGGGCGTCCTCCTCGACGTCAAAGTAGCCGCCCCGCCAGCCCCAGTACGTGTAGCAGCCGGCCATCCGGCGGAACACCTGCCGGACGTCAGTCTCGGCGCCGAAGGTTGCCCCCTCGGCCGGCACGGAGCGCTGTAGCCAGGTCGGGATGCCGACCTCGAACACTGGCTCGGTCCGGTTGGGGACGCCAGCCTTGCGGAGGTAATTGCGCGCCAGGATGTCGACAGCCGTCTGCGACCAGGTGTCGGGGACGATCAGGCCGTCGGCTTCCACAACCGCCCGACCGTCAGCGCCTTCGATCTTGGCGCTGCGGGTCACGAAGTTGAAGCAGGCCAGCGGGTCCTGGCCCGCGGCCGTATAGAGTCGGTTGAACTTCATGGCTTTACCTGGGCGTGGTCGGGGCGCCGGGCGGCGCGCCGGTAGGAATGAATGGGAACGTCAGACCCTCCTGGTCCTGGTAGCGTCCTTTCTTGTCGGCGTAATTCACGAGGCATTGTGCCTCGCCGCGCAGGAAGAGGCATTGCGCAATGCCCTCTCCCGGGTAGACCACGGCGGGCAGCGGCGTGGCGTTGGTGATCTCGAGCGTGACAACACCGCGCCACATTGGTTCCAGCACGGTGGCACCCATGAGGATGCCGCATCGGCGGTAGCTCGACTTGTCCACAACCAGGCCAATGCAGTCGGCCGGTATCTCCAGCATCTCGTGCGACTCCGCCAGGGCGAAGCCGTGGGGCGGAATGACGACCGGGTTGATCACTGAACGGATGGTCGTGCAGACACCGCGGTCGAAGTTCTTGGGATCGACAACAGTCTGGCGGCCGGCCAGTCGGCGAGCTAGCCTCTTCCACCAGGGTGGGCGGCGGAAGATCTTGAACAGGTTCCCCAATCGCAGGTCGTAGCCGTAGCTGGACAAACCGTAGGAGATGACCCCCGGTCGGCTAATTCCTTCAGCAAACGGGGTAATAGGAACGTCCCGTTGGACGATCCAGTCGGGCAGCAGCATTCTTACTCCTCGTGGACGAGCGGGCGAATTTGTGTCTGATTTGCAGGGAAAGTGGCGGCCATGAGCGCAGCCTCCGTCTTCAGTGAAGACACGGTGTAGGCCAGCCCCGGACCGGTCGTCAAGGCGGTGATTGGGAGATCGGAGTGGGTGGTATTGAAGCCGCGGCGGCGGCCGCCCGGGCGGCCACCTCGTTCATCAGGAGGGCCGCGGATTTGGCCATCTGACACACCGTCCCCAGCAGGGCGGACGGCGATGGCCCGAGCCGATGAATGACGACGCCGGGCGGGAAGTCGTGTTCGCCGACTTCCCAGTCCACAACCAGGGCCAGGGAGCGGGCCTCTGGATAGTCAGCCAGCTTGATGCGGGCCCATTCGCGGAACGCTTCGAGAAGCATCTCGTGATGGTACGGCGGCACCTAGTTGTCCTCCGGGCGAACGCCGTTGCTATCGTCCTGCTCCCAGAAGCCCGGGTCCACGTCGTCCAGGTAGTAGCCGTCAGCCATCTCTACAACCTCTCGCCACTCGATGCGATAGTGATCGCACAGGTGCTGGAGCTTGACCAGGAGCTCGACTATGTCTGTGTGCAGACCGCAGTCGACGCACGAGCGCAGGTGTTCCACGCACCCCGCCGCTCGCAGGCCGGCCAGGGCCGCGTCGACCCCCCGGGCGGCGTTCTTGATCACCATCTGATCGCCCGTCATGTTAACCTCCCGGTTTGCATGTCGCAGCCGCCCGGGGCGGCCGGCGCCCGACGTCCGTCTGCCACGGCGCCACGCCATGGCCGTCCCAGATCTGTATGTGTACCCACGACCCGGTTAGAAACCGAACGTCCGACCGCACCTCCCGCCAGGCGTACTGACCGTCGTGGTGGCCGCGGCGGTAGATCTCGTCATGCACTACCGGTACACGCGGGACCCACCGGAGGCCGCCGTCTAGCGGGTCCATCGAGGTGTCCCAGCCGTCGGCGAAGCCGCTGACGTAAGCTCCATGCAGACCTAGGAAATCACCGACGACCTTGTCGGCGTGCCGGCCCTGGGTAGCCGTGTGGGCCGACTCGATGACGTGCAAGGCACCCGCCAGGCCCAGGTCGCTGACCAGCTGGTTGCCTAGCGCGTCGCCCCGGACTTCCCAGACCCAGGCGCCCCACCACAACCGGACGTTTAGAGCCAGGAAGCAATCCTTGGCGGGACGAACGAGGCCCTCGTTGGCAGCGAAGCCGGCCCGAGCTTTCTCCGGCCAGACGGCGCGGTGTTGGCGCCCCGCAGTGTAAGTCGAACGCTCGAACACCATCAGTTGGCGTCGACGACGTCGGCGTCGAAGTTCCAGCCATCCTCGGGCTGCATGCCCTGCTCGCTCCAACCCAGGCTGGTGATCGTCAGTCCCTTCGCCAGGAAGCGCGGCGCGATCTTCGCCATAACCTCCGCCTTGACACCGTTGTCGGTATAGACCTCCCAGAACAGGTCCGGGCCGAAGCATTCCAAACTCCAGCACCCCCCGCCATCGCCGAACGCGCAGAAGTCCAGCGTGGCCTTGCTGACATGGAACGGCCCGCCGCTGTCCTTGTCGACCCTCAGCGTCCAGAGGGAATCTCCTGAACCCGCGATCTCGATCGGCGGGTCAAACTCGAGCATGTATAGTTCGCATTCGAGACGCATCGGTGATCCTTTCGTTTAATCGATCCAACGTTCAGCCAGCTGCCACCCCACGGTGGCGGCAGCCGGCACGTAAAGCGGCCAACCGGTGACGAGACGCAAAACGAGCCACAGGTCAGGTTTGTTCAGAATCCAAACGACCGTGTAGGGCGGAATCACGGTCAGCAGGAAGACCGACGAGGCCAGGTGAAACGACAGGCAGAGCGGGCAGGTGAGCAGATGGCCCACCGGGCCTCCACGGGCCTCGAAGTAGGCGCGCCACCCGGCGAACAGACTTCCTCGGAACCAGGCCAGCATGAGGGCGCGGACTGTAAGCGCCACACAAATCAGGTCGAAGACGAACCACGGCAGCAGATCAGTCATCGGTAACCCTCCGGGATTACAGAAGAGTGGTAATGGGTGACAGGGCTGGTCAAGGCCGTCACTGGTGAGCTTAGGATGTCGGGTTGTGTCGTTGACCCGTGTGGCCTACTCGCTTGACGCATGTTGCCTCAGGAAGCCCTCGAAAAGTTGATCTCATGGTCGGGCGATCTGGGCGCCGAGTGGTTGAAGCTATTCGCCCAGGCGTTCCCCCGAGGGTCCCTGTCGACACTGGTGCCCATGCTGCCGACGGCGCTGTCCATTCGCGGCAAGCCGTTCACGCTCGACCGCCACTTCCCCTTCGAGCCGCTGTTCGGTACCCAGGTCCCGCCACGTATCGTCGTGAGGGCCGGGCGTCAGGTCGGCAAGTCGGTCAGTCTGGCAGCCCGTTGCGTCGTCATGTCCGCAACGATTCCGAACTTCCACACGCTCTACATCGCGCCCCTCAAGGAGCAGAGCACCCGCTTCAGTTCGGACCGCGTCCGCCCTCTCATCGAGGGCTCGCCCATACGACCCCTCCTGCGCCAGGACAAGCGCACCGGGTCAGTGCAGCGGCGGGCCTTCCAGAACGAGGCCGTGATCTATTTTCTTTATGCCCTGCTGGACGCGGAGCGCGTGCGCGGTGTGGACTCCGATCTCAACCTGATCGACGAGAGTCAGGATCTCGACCCGGCACACATGCCGGTCATCAACGAGTGCTTGAGCGCCTCCGAATATGCGATGACCATGTTCGCCGGCACGTCAAAGACACGCGATACCACCCTGGAGAAGCAGTGGTCCGAGTCGAGCCAGGCCCACTGGGTGACCCGCTGTGGGGCCTGCCGGCACCACAACATCGCCTCAGTCGAGTTCGACCTTCTGAAGATGATTGGGCCGCTACGTGATGACATTTCGCTCGACAACCCGGCCACCATCTGCGCCAAGTGCTCCAGGCCGATCCGCCCGCACGAGGGGCGCTGGGAACACAGGCGCCCGGAGAGGGCGTCGTACTTTATCGGCCTGCACATGCCGCAGGTGATCTTCAGCCAGCATTACAGCAACCCCGAGAAGTGGCGCACGCTCCTGGCCAAGGGCCGCGGCATGAACAACTACAGCTGGCCCAAGTACCTCAACGAGGTTCTGGGCGAGCCGTCCGACGAGTCGATCAAGCTCGTCAGCAAGAGCGACCTGGAGCGGGCCGGGGTCATGCACAAGAACCACGAGGAGACGGCCCGCAGTCTGCTCAACCACTACACCATGCGCGTGCTGGCAGTGGACTGGGGCGGCGACGGTGACGATCGTGTCAGCCTGACGTCGATGGCTGTCCTTGGCATTCGTCCTGACGGCCGCATCGACGTCATCTTCGGCAAGAAACTGGCCAACCCAGGCGACCACCTGGGCGAGGCGCAGGAGGCCCGACGGCTGTTCCATGCCTTCCAGTGCCACCTGTTCGTCCACGACTTCGGTGGCGCCGGCGCCCTGCGTGAGACATTTATGATCCAGGCCGGCGTGCCGCCGGCCCGGATCATCCCGGTGAGCTACACCAGCCCCTTCGTCCGCAAGCTCATCGGTTACCACCCCGGCGACGAGGACAACCCCAAGACCTACTGGAGCGTGGACAAGACACGCTCGCTGCAGCTGACGGCCTACGGTATCAAGCTGGGTAAGGTGTTCTTCTTCAAGTACGAGGAGATCCCCGACGAGCCCAGCGTCCTGGAGGACTTCCTGGCCCTGATCGAGAACAACATCCCAACGGCCCGAGGCGGCAACGTCTACACCATCCAGTCGTCGGCCACGGCCTCGGACGACTTCGCCCAGGCCGTCAACATCGGCTGCATGGTGCTGTGGAACTCGACAGGGTCGTGGCCAGACTTTGCCAAGTACCTCGTGGGCGACCGTGGGTCAGCCGCCCCGGGCGGCTAACTCTCGACCAGGATGATCTCCAGGTTGGCGTAGTAGCGCCCCCCGTCACCGTTTTCTCCGGCCTCGACCAGCCAGAGACCGTTGTTGACGAGATCGCCCTCGGCAACGGTCACCGTCAGTCCGTCAGAGCGGACCCCGATGAGTTTGAGATTATCCTGGGAAAGGCTCAGCTTGTTGAAGGGGCCAAACTCCCGATCGGGCAACGTCGCGGTATAGGCGCCCTTTCGTCCATACTTGCACTGGCTTCCGTTAACGAACCGCACCACCAGCCCTTTTCCCGGCACGCGGTCGGGCGGTCGCGGCGTCACCACTGCTGCTACTGAGCTGACTCCGTTTTTTCTTGCGCTCACTGTAGGTCCTCCGGTCTCGCCCGTAACGTCCGGTGAGCGTCGGCAGCTCGGCCGCCGACCGCACGCGTACGATCTCGGGCTTGTGAAATAGGTAACTCATGTCCACCAAATGATGACGACGGCTGGCGTGCAGCCGCGGCGGCCCGAGTCCGGCCCGGGCCAGGTGGTGTTCAATGGCCACTCGCACGTGCACTCGCAGGTCGACTGCCGTGAGTGCGAACGGTATTTCAACTCCCTCGTACAGGATGCGCCCCTGAGCAACGTGGGGGTGTAGTGCTGACTCGTGGACCCAGAGGTGATCCACCCGCAGCAGGGCGTCGGCGACCAGGTCGCCGCCCGGGTCGGCATACCAGCGGCCGTCACGCTCGACGATCTTGTAGGTGGCCCCCGCCATCACAGTCTCCCGGGCCGGCTCGCCGCGCGCGGCGATCAGCCGGGCGCGGATGTCGCGGCCCTGCACGAGCGCCAGGGCCTCTTCCCAGGCCTCGGCCGGCGTGGCCATTCGTCTAACCAGTGTCTCCAGAGGGCCGTCGTCCAGCTGAGCAGCCAGAAGCCCCAGAGCCACGTTCCAGGGCAAAGCCCGGTCGATGATCAAGTGAACGAACGACTCCGGCAGGGCGGCGGCCTTCTCAGCGGTCTCGGGGACGAAGGCGATCCGACCGCCGGCGGCCCGGGCCTGTTCCAGGAGCTCGCCGGATGGCCAGGGCGCCCAGAAGACCCAGTCACGGGACGGCAAATTGCCCCACATGAGACGGTTTCCGAACGGGGTCTGGGCGCAGGACAACGCCAACGGCAGGCGCTCCTCGTGGCTGCGTGCGTAGCGCACGTGGCAGCGGAAGGCGACCTCAGGATCGCTCACCACGACAGCCGTCCTGCCAAAGAGGCGGCTGTCGTGCCGAACGGCATCGAGAAAGGCCAGTCCCGAGTCACGAACCTGGCCTGGGCCCATCCTGCGGAAGCGTTCACCGCCAGCAGGCAGGTAAGCCCAGTCGCTCGGGTTCAGGCCGCGACCGGCGAACCAGAGGCCGGCCAGCCGGCCGGGCAGGTCGTGGGCAGCAGCAGCTATCAGTTCACGCCAGCCTCGGCCAGGAAGTCTGGCGTGGCCGAACTTGTAGGCGGCGCCGATGCCCTGGATTTGCGTCGGCACGACATCACCGGTCGAAAAGGCCGTCTGGACCTCGGCAGCTGTGGAGTCAGCCAGCAGCCCAGACAGCCGGGACGTGTAGCGGGCTGGATCGGCCACGGCGTCGGCCCCCAGAAGTGCGTGCAGGGCCAGGTGGTCGTTGGACTCGGCAAGCGGACGGGAACAGGCGGTCTGCCAGTAGCGCTCCAGTTTCTTGCGACGGCCGAGGACCTCGGTCTCGTAGCGGTCGGGCCCGTTGTCGGCCAGGATGTAGTCCGACAGGCGCACGCCGGCGTCGTGCAGCCGGAGAAGCGCGGTCCGGGTATCCGTCTGCCAGGCGGCTGACGCCAGTTCGATGAGTTCGCCCGACCGCTGGCAATCCGGACAGTGGAACCACTCCGCGTAGCCACTGCCGTCCGGCCAGATGGTGAGCTGTCCTCGGCAGAGCGGGCAGGGTAAAGTAGCCGGAAGTGTCTCGGCCTCCAGGCCCAGGGCCGCCAGCACCTGCGTGTACGGCAGGTGGGCGCACGCCCGCGGGTAGGAGTTGTTCTCCGATGACGCCACGAGGGTTCGCCCGATCATGTCCACTCTTTCTCGCGACCAGCGCTACGATCCCGCCGGCACCCGCCTGTACGGCGTCCTCTCCGGCAACGTTCCAGTTCCGGAATGTATCAAGGACGCCTCGTCCGACGACCTGTACGGTGCCGGCGACCTGCCGCAGGAGGCCTACGCGGACCCGAACCGCCGGGAGTTCCCGTGCCACACCAAGGCAGCCTGCTGGCTGTCAGCCGCTTTTCTGGCCAGCTCCGGCATGGTGCAAGAGGAACCCAACCGCTACGATCGGGTCAAGGGCGCCCTCCTGAAGCTGGCGGCCGTGCACAACGTGCTGGGCGACGTCGAAAGCGCCCTGGGGCTGCGCGAGGTCGAGAAGACGGCCGCCGTTCAGGGCGACCGCGACGAGGACTACGCCCTGGTCACGAGCCTGGCCGACGGCAGCGCCGTGCGCCGCTATCGCATCTCCAACCCGTCCGAAGTCAAGGCGGCAGCAGCCTACCTGACACGTCACCGCGACGGGCTTCCCTACGCCGACCGCCGCGTCATGGCTGGCCGCATTCTGGCCAAGGCGGCGGCCCTGAAAGTAGCGCTCGACCCCGACGCCGTCGAGGCCCTGGATCGCCAGGCCGGCCTGGCAACTGGCACCGCCAGCGCCGCCGCGCAGGAGCTTCGTCGCCGGGCCGACTGCATGGTCTCACGCGAGCCGAAGCTGGCCGCCGAGCTCAACGACGCAGCGGCGGACTGCCTGGCCTTCCCGGAAAAGGCACGCGCCAAGATGGCCGGCCTCGCGGAGGCGCTCGACGCCCTGGACCGCGAGTACGGTCTGACCGTCCTGTACGACAACGGCGGCTGGCGCCGCCCCGAGGACGTACTCCTCGGAGTCACCGAGAAGGTGGCGTCGGAGTTCCTGGACTCCCACTGCCGGCTGATGACGGGGAACGTTTACGCCGTGAATGACTTCCACCGCCTCGACCCCGGAGCCGTAGGCGCCGTCTTCGGCGACGATTTCCTGCACGACGTCGCCCCGGGCGGCGTCATCTCCGCCTCCAAGATGGCTGAAGCCGCAGCCGCCCTACCGGTACCGGACGCCGAGATCCTGGAACGTCTCCTGGCTGGCCTCGGCGCCCGTCCGGCAGTCAAGGAAGCCGCCCCGGGCGGCTATTCCTGGTTGACGACCTCGATGCTGGCCGAGCTGGCCTCGGCCTGAGGGTGATTGATCAGGCTAAGAAATTGCACGAGCTTATCGTGCTCGAGGCGAATCTCGAGCATGAACGTTGCGTCCTGCTCGTCATCGACGCGCAGGGTAATACCGCTATCGCTCGGGTGGACCCGGCAGATCGGCTTCAAGGGGCTGCCCAACATGCGGATGTCGGCGGCAGGGTCGACCGGACCGGCCGCAAACGGCAGCCCAACAGCGTTCGTCTTGGGCTGGTCGCCGTCGACGTACTCCTCCTGGTCGATGTCCTCGGAACAGACAACGAATCCAGTCTTCTCGCCGGTCTTGGAGTCCGCGATCTCGACGACCAGCTCGGCAGCGTCGTCGCTTTCCAGCACGACTACCGATGTGAGGCCGACCCTCCCAATGGGCTGACCAGCCAGGCTGTCCTCACAGATCCTGGCGATAGTCAGCAAGGCGTCCTTCGGACAGAGTGCCATCGTCGTTCTCCTTGTCAGGAAATTGTGGCCATTCCGTCGCACACTGTGATCTCGTCGGCGTCGCCGACCATGACGATGCGCGGCTGCGTGCTACGCACCTTGCTCCACGTCGGGACGCGGATCGTCAAGCTGAGCACCGGGTGGCACTTCTTGCCAAAATGAAGCGACAGAACAGGCCGGCCAGCCTTGCGAGAGGCCGGCTTGTTGTAGTGGAAGAAGAATCTCACTCACCCGCTCCCGTTGCCTTTTGTTTTTCGGGCCACGGCTCACCGTTGCTGTCCCACAGCTCGTCGAGGCTGTAGTGAACGATGTGGATCGGGTCGTGGCCAGTGTGACGGTAGAACGCCTTCCTGTCAGCATCAGGATCGTGCTCGAAGGATTCCACCACGGCGAGCGGAACGTAAACAAACGCGCCCACGCCCCGGTAGTCACCACCACGATAGTTCAGGTCGTACTCGAAACGGACGCGCGGCCCGTCGTTGTAATCGTCGCCCAGTAGAAACATCGGGTCGCTGCCCTGATCCAGGAGCAGCTTCTCCATCCGCATCGGACTAACCTCTTCCGTGAAGGTCACGCTCCATTTCCCGGAGCAGCCGCCGAACACGATAGCGTCGTGGACGGCCTGCAAGCTGTCGAAGTCGACCGGTTCCTCGCTCAGCACCTCGATCGTGACGATGGTGCGGTAGTATTTCGTTTCGTCGCTCATGCTACACCGGCACACTCTGGGCGAACTTCTCGACGGCCGCCACCATGCCGCGTTCACTGTCAGCGGCGTTGACCAGGGCGGCGCAGGCCGCCCCCAGGTCCAGCGCGGCGGAGTCGTCCTGGTTGAGGAACTTGGCCGTGAGCGAGTCGCCCTCGTCCTTCAGGCCGGAGTTGAGCGCCTCAGCTTCGACACTACCGAGCGCCTTGAAGGCCACCAGACGCACCCGCTCCAGGTCGTCGTCGGCCGCCAGCTCGGCGAAGTTGGTGAAAGCGTCAAGCTCCCGGCGGAAGACGGCCAAGGAGTCGCCGCGGAGCCGTCGAAAGCCGTTCGCCTCCAGGCCGAGGACTGGGTGCCGGCTGACCAGCTGCCCCATCAGGCCCTGCGCCGCCTTCGTGAGCCGCTCACGCGGGGCGCGCACGGCAGCCTCCAGGTTCTGGGCGGCCTGCGACTTCTGCACCTCACGTGCCACGCGAGAGTAGAAGTCGCCGGCGTCGCCACGAGCGGCCGCAGCGGGCAGACAGGTCGGCAGGGCCGCCTTGCGGATCCCGAAGCGCGAGCGCATCTCGCTGGGATAGGGGACCAGGGCCTCCTTGTCGCGGTAGACCTCCGGGTCGGGGTCCTGGGCGCGCAGCTCCTCGAGGAGCTTGTTGCGGCTGTCCTCCGTGCAGAACTCATCTGCCGCCATGTTCATGAGGGACTGGAGCGACCCCAGGCGCCCGAAGAACTCCTCCAGCCGGCCGGCCAGGACCAGGTGAACCGACGGCATGCAGGCTGCCTTGCGGCTTTGCGGCGTGTCGTCGCCGTCACCGTCATCGTTGGTGTCCTCGTGCAGACGCGCCGGGACGCAGTAGTGGCCGACGACGGCCTGGACCTGCTGCTCCAGGGCAGCAAATCGATTCCGCCAGCTTTCTGGCAGGAGTTGCCAGCGCGGCTTCGTGGTAGACGCAGCGTTCACCACCTTGCCGTCGACCGTCACCGTGGCCCTGCGGACCTTGCGCTGGCCGCGCCAGTAGCTGACGCGAACGGAGACGAGGGCGTACGAGGACTGGACCCGATCCACCAGGTTCGGGTCTTCAAGGGCGTCGGCCACAGCCTCGCTCAGGGAACGAAATGTGGTGTGGCCGTTAGTAGCAGTTGCAGTCAAACGTGTCATGATTCTCTTTCTCACAGGATGCTGTCGCGGAGCGGGCGAGCGCTCCAAACACCACTGCCGGGGTGGCGGGTCAGCCAGTAAGCAATGCGATTTGACCTCGCGGTGTAACACCAACGTTCGCTCAGCTTTGGCCACGAATAGCCAACGCCGAAGCCGCAGTCGTCGTTGTAAAGCTCGACGTGGATCAGGAAGGTGTTAGCGAGCGGGAACAGGCCGCGGCCGGCGACCTCGCGCAGCCAGCGGCCGGCGTCCACGGACAGCGAACAACCTTCTGCTTCCGATTCGATCCGGTAGTGCCTGGGGCTGTCAGGACAGCTCGTTTCGATATCGAACACCGATTCGTACTGGGCCGTCTTGCGAGCAGAGCAGACCATCTGCCACTCCGGTGACTCCTCGACCAGGCGCTTCACACGTTCGCGCAGGAGCCAACTTTGTGTACGGTCTTCCTTCTTGACCGGACAACCTTTGGGACAGAGCCAATCACTCCCGCATTGGTGGGGGTGCTTCTTTTTCTGGCGGACGCGCATGTCGAACAACAGCCGCGGCAGGCCGTTCGGCCAGCCGAAGTCACCTCGCCTGATGTCGCGTCGTTCTGGGCGACGCCCCAGGGGCTTCATGGCTCGCCAGGCGGCCAGGGCCGCCAGACACTGACAACCGCCAGTGCCTCCCAGAGCATGAAAAGCGCTTTCCTGCCGCTCAAGGCGCAGGTCGTGGTCGACCAGCACCAGCCGCTTATCGTCGGGTCGGTAAACGATCAGGTGTTGCTGCCCGGAGCAGCGGAGCCGCACGGCGACGTCGCCGGGTCGGCATTCGTAGTCGCGACGGCCGCTGCGTCGGAGCTTGTGACGGCCGCGGTTTCGGGAACTGACCATCGAAGAACTCGCCAACTTCCTTCTCCAACTCTTTCGCGTTTGACTACTGCGGTGTCCATGAAGATACGGCTATCCGGAATTGAGTGTGGAAAACGGTCCATTTACCCACCCTCTGCTGGAGCAGCTTCCGTGTCCTCTGCTTCAACTGCAACTGTGCCATCGGCCTGTACGGCTACTGCCCGCATCACAAGCCCTCCTGACCAACAGCCACCAGCCGCCGGCCAATAAGTTCGGCCACCTGCGGGACTACGGCGTTTCCGAGGGCGGACAGTTGAGGCTGCACCACCCCACGGGGAAGCCCATCAACCATTCGACCCAGCGGGGGTTCAGGTAGCCAAGCGGATACTCCATCGGCAAAGCCCCGTCCGGCCACAACTTCTTGTCTGCAACCTGATTTGCCAACTGCATCCCGTGATGCACCGGACGAGGCGTGTGGGTTCTCGGGTGGTGTGTGGGCGTAGCCCAGAACGAACGCCCTGTCTCGGATATGCGGGGCGTTAGCGGAGGCAGCGGTGACACAGTGCCATTCCGCATCATACCCGAGCGAGGCCAAGTTCCCGAGTATTCGGTGGAGTCCCCGGAGCCGACCCGTGATGGCGGCGACGTTCTCCACGACGACGTACCGTGGTCGTAGTAGGCGAACGATGCGGGCGAACTCGGACCAGAGGCCGGACTGCTCACCTTCGATGCCCGCCCGTTTGCCAGCGTTACTGATGTCCTGACAGGGGAACCCTCCGCAGATGACATCGACATTCCAGTCCTTGATGGGGTCAGGTGGAAACGTCCGCACGTCGTCGTGGCGGCGGACGTGCGGCCAGTGCTTCGCCAGCACCTTCCGGCAGAAGGGGTCAATCTCGACCTGCCACGAACAGGTCATCCCGGCCCGCTCGAAGCCGAGGTCAAAACCCCCGATGCCAGCGAACAGGGAGCCGAAGGTGAGAGTTATTCACGTCTCCCGGCGAGCAGTTGGGACCGCCAGCTTGAGGCCGAGTTCGAGTCCCCCGACTCCGGAGCAGAGGGACAGCACGTTGAAGGCAGATGTACCCACACGATGACCTACTTCCTCGGTGCGGTTTTCCACACCAGTTTCCGATTTGAGTTCCATGTGTCCAAGAGAGTGTTTCCACACTCAATTCCGGATAGCCGACATATCGAGCCGGAGCGGGTCGGCTGGTCGGTAGCTTTTCCTGACCCGAGCTTGGTTTACACGTCGCGCTGCCCGAGCAGCGCACGCGGAGTTCGATTTGGATATGACCTCCCAGATTAGTGTCGGGCGAAGAGGCGTGACGTGTTGCCATGCCGTAGCGGCAGGGCATGCATCTGCTTCATGAACAGCTCCAGCCGCTCGCGGACCCAGGCCACGATCGCGTCCGACTTCTCCTTCTGGGACTGCCAGATGCCGGAGTAGACGTCGGGGTCGTCGGCCCAGTCCTTGACGGCGTCATGACTATCGCGGTCGCGGACGGCCAGGCGCAGGACGTCGGGTGGGTCGACAACGCCTTCCTCATCCAGGACATGGCCCAGGAAGAGGCGGATCTCGTCGGAGACCGGCTCCGAGTCATCAGGCGGGTCGAGCAGGTAGGCCTCGGTAAGGCCCCAGGCGCACTCGGCGGCGTCCGCCGGCACCCATACGTCTGGTTGGGCCAGGTGGCCCGAGAAGATCAGGCACAGCTCGTTGAACGTGGTAGGGTCTTGCCAGAAGTCGTCGGACGTCAGCAGGTGACAGCCGGCCATGATCCGATCCAGGCTTGCCGGCGGCAGCGCGGCACCGAACTCGTCGCGCACCTCCCGACGAACCGTGTCCGGAAGCCACGCGAGGGCCGTCGTGCCGAAGGCATCCAGGAAGAGCGTCAGGAGTGGCGTCGTCAGGAGTTCCGGGTCCTGCCAGCACTCCTTAGCCGGCCGCTTCTTTGCCTGGCGTGGCGGTGTCGGCATGGTAAACCCCGGCGAGCCGGGCCTGCTGGCGGGTGTAGAGAGCCGTGAGGTTGTAGTTCACCTGCTCCAGGAATGGTCGCGGTAGGCCGTCCACGTACTGGCCGGCCTGGAGGTCGAAGAAGCCATTGCGGCCGGTCACGCAGGCGTAGGTCCGGTCGCCCAGGACCAGGAGCGGCACAGCCAGGTCGCCACGGCCGCCCGGGGCGGCCAGCGCCTGCGCAATGGTTCCTCCATGACGGATGATATCTTCCTTGAACTCGTCGCAAATGGCCCAGGCGTGATCGCGATCAGCCAACGGGGCCTGTTGTAGAAGGTCGGCAGCCCAGATCAGGAGCGCAACGCCGGGCAGGATTAGCTGGACTGGAGCATCCGGGTCGAGACCAGCCAGCCGCAGCACGCGACGGCGACCGTGTGACTTCAGGTGTCGACAGACGGCCAGGGCCTGTGCAGTGTCCACGCCATCGGACCTCACTTGCCGTACGCAACCGCTGGGATCTGCGCCATGGTCGGACGGACGTAAAAATCACGGTACCAGACTTCGGGACCGCCATCCTTGAGCTGTTCCATCCGAAGCTGTTCCATATCCTCCATCGTTTCGCAGGCCCGACCATCCTTGGTACGGCGGTAACAACCACCACGGCTGGGCTCGACGCCGCAGGACGAGAAGCCGAGGCGCAGACCGGCCTGGGAAGCCAGGTCGCGGGCCGGACGATCCAGAAGCTCAGACACGTTCTCGGAGGCCAGAATCACGAGGCCGACGGCCTGACCGGCCATCTTGGTGTCAACGATGCGGAGCATGAGGTCACCCCCTTTCTTCGGCTAATCTTCGCAGCCGGGGGTGAGTGCCGTCCAGACTGGCCATTCAGCCATCGCAAACAATGCATCCCTAAGAAGAAGGGGTCGGGACTCTCCGTGTCCCGGCCCCCTACCCCCGTTATCTAGACGGCTCGGCGACGCCGCCGCACAAGGCGGCGCACCGAGCACGCCTCGACCGGCTGTTCGTCGACAAACGTCAGGATGTGGAATCCTGACATCCGCCGAGGCCGGCGGTGGCCTGGGCCACGTTCGTCGGCCCCCGTGTACCGTTCCCAGGCCGATCGGTACAAGCGTGGAATGCGATGCGCGCTGGACATGGTATCCCTTCGTTGGGTTAGGTCGTTGTGCCTGGCCGTACGTTCCCGGCGTTCGGCCCCAGGGCACACCTAAAGTGACGTCTTTACAGGCGAGATTTAGGGTCGAGTCAGAACGTGATGGTCTCGACCCGCTGGCCGGCACGGTAGGAAATGGTGACCGACGGAGCACCGCAAAGCTGTTTGAAACGGGCCTTGGCGGCGTCGGGGAGGCCGGCCAGGTAGGCCTTGAGACCCTCCACGTCGACGCCGGTCGGCCGCTGCCCGCAGCTCGCACAGCCGCCGCTCGAGCGCGCGGCCTGTAGCGCCGTGTGCGCGGCGGCAAACGGCGGGAACCCATCCCGAATGGCCGGGTTGCCGACGAGACCCATTACGGTTGAGTTGTCGAAGACCACGGATGGCTCCGGCCGCCAGAGCGGCTATTTGTCGTGGGTGCGAACGATGTCCACCCAATCAGCCGGCACCTGCGCGCTCGGGCCGACGAGGACGTAGATCACGCGAATGTCACGCGGCACCTTGGTGCGGTCGTGAACGTCGGTATAACCGTCCGTCATGACGATGATCAAGTTCGGCTTCGGCTTGAGCTCCAGCGCCTGATGGATCATCGTTGCCATCGATGTGCCGCCTCCACCGACGAGCTTGATCTTGCGCACGTCCGACGCGCGGTTGTGGCTGCGCAACCCCATGTCGCCGGACACCAGATGCTGCGTCACGCCGCCACACGCCCGAAGCACCCCCTTGACCTCGGTCAGGGCCTCGGTAATCTCGACACTGCCCATCGAGCCCGAGGTGTCGACGCATATGGCGATCACCGGAATCGGGCTGACCAGACCAGGAAAATAGATGTCGCGAGAGCGCCGGGACGGCCGGCGCCAGGAGGTAAAGAGGTAACCGCGGCATTCGTCGTAACGGGCACGTATCATGGAGCGCAGCCGAGCCTCCCAGCGGATGCGCGGCGGCCCCAGCTCGTCAGTGGCCCAACGCTCCAGACTACCCAAACCGACACCGCGACTTTTGCAGTGCCGGACGACAGCCTCAGCGACTGACCGGGTAATGATCTGGATCTCGGACGGCGTCAGACCGTCCGGGCCGCCCTCTTCCGGGGCTGGCAGTTCCCACGGCGCCGGCCCGCCGCCGGCACAGGAGCCGCAGTGGCCGTGGCCGATGTGGGGTTTCGACTTATCCCAACCACCGCCGCCTCCGACTCCTCCTTGCCCATCGGACTCGCCGTCCTTCGGTTGGCTTCCACCGCCACCTCCCTGCCCATCGGACTCGTCGTCATCCGACTGACTTCCGCTGCCACTACCGGACGCCTGGGCCTTTTGCGGTTGCTGGCCAGGCGCTGGCTTGGCAGCGGGTTGACGCGGGCTGCTCTTCGCTTGCGCCCCGCCCTGTTGTGACGGTTGCCCCTGTCCCTGTTTCTCGGCCCCGCTGGACGGCGTTCCGGTGCCGTCGCGCTGGTCGCAGTACTGCTTGTACTTGGCGTTGTTCCGCAAGAGGACAGTGTACTCCTCCGCCGTCTGACCTTCTGGAAGGCCGAATTTTTTCGGCAGAAGGATGTCATCCATCAGGCGGATCACAACCGGCTCAACCTTGCGCAGTTGCCGGCTGCCGGCCCTCTCGGCCTTGTCTCGCAAGGCCGCGTTGGCGTCCGGCAAGGTCTGACCCACCCAGGAGTTGTCCGCCAGATCGCAGGCGTCGAGGTAGACCTGGATCTCGTCCAGGAACGGCGTGGCCCGTTGTGGATGACGGCACACGACGTGGGTGACCTCGTGTGCCAGCGCAAAGATGACCTCCTCGATGGGCCACTTGTCGACCGCGTCGCAATCGACATACCAGCGACCGTGGCTATCAACGGCCATCGTCCCCAGCCCGGGGGCGGCCACGGGCCGCAGTCCCCACAGGATGGGGTTGAAGTACGGGTACGCATCCATGAAAAGCATGCGCGCCGCCAGTACCCGGTCAGGTAGTCGTACGACCGTGCTCATGCCGTCCTCACCGCCTGGCCGTTGGCCGCCCGGGGCGGCTTCTTGCCGAGGAAGCCGATTGCTTCCAAAGTCGCGATGAACGGATCCATGTCCCGTGCCACCTCGTGCACTTGCGGGCACTTGGCCTTCTGGGTCTGCCACAGGTCGGTCAGGTCCTTGACGCCGGTAGAGGCGACGTCCTTGGCCCCGGCGTCGGCCAGCCGGCGGTAGAAGGCCATGGCGGCCTTGAAGCGCTGCTTCGTCAGTTTCGCGGCCACCGCCGAGCTCACCGACTTGACCATCGTAAACTGGTGGTCGCTGCGCGGGTAACGATCGAAGTTAATCGATTCGGGATCGGCCAGGATTTCCTCAGGTGACGGCAGATCCTGCTCCTCCACCCACTTGCAGCACGCGACCGCCCAGGGCGTGCCGGCGTACATGGCCATGAGCGGCAGCGCTTCGACTGGCTTGAGGCCATCCTCCATGACGGCCGCCAGGGCGCGCGAGGCGTAGTCGACCGTTCTGGCACTGGGCCACGGGCCCGAGCGCAGGGCGATCTCCTTGGGAAGCTGGTGGAGCATCGGCGGGTGTCGGTGGATGAACCCGACGATCAGGGCTCGGGCGCGGGCCCAGGCTTCCGCCGTCAGCTGGAGGTCCTCGACCTTGGCCAGGCCGAGCTGTAGCTCCTCAGGATCGGCACCCCAGTAGGTGGCGAAGCCCTGGACCCAGTCCTCCCAGTCACAGGTGACGCCAGAAACGTGCCCGAGCCGGTTGGCGACGGGTGCCGACAGTTCACTCGTGTCCGTGCCGGTCTCGCACGGGTTGCCGGCGCCGATGACACAGACGTTGCCCGCGTCCAGCTGCAGGTAGTCGGCGATGTTCTTGTCCTGCAGGATGCGGTGCCCGAGCTTCTGGACGTCCGGGCGGGCGTTGGTCAGCTCGTCGAAGAACAGACAGACCGGCTCCTTCGAGGTCAGGGCGTCGACCGCCCAGTCAGGTGGCGCGTAGTCCATGATGCGCCACTGGCGCCCGGTGCGCTCCTCGGTGACCACGCGGTTGGACTTGTACGGCCAACCCGCGATGTCCTGGTAATCACGCAGTGCCAAGGTCAGCGTGATTAGCTTGATGCCACGCCGCTTGCAAAAGTGTTTGATCCGGGCCGTTTTCTGGGTGCCCGGATCCCCCATCAGAAAAGGACTCGTCCGAGTGCGCAGGGCGGTGCGCAAGGCGAGGTAAGGGTCAATTGACGGTGCTGCGGTGTCGATCAGTTCGCTCATTGCTCGTCGAAGTCTCCTGTAATTCGTTGCTTACAGTTGGGACGGCGTGGTCAGTGAATACCACGCCGCACAAGTGGTCAAGTTCGTGCTGAATCTGGGCGGATTGGAAAAGCTGTCGGTTATTGCCCTCCGTGTCGGTCTTGATCTCAGGGCCAAACCGGCGGACGCCGGGCCAGCCTTCGGCGATCACGTCCACCCAGACGTGCCGCTCGACCTCGACGTGTAGTCCGGGAAAGCTCAGACAGCCTTCCACGTGGGTGAACATCTCGCCGCTGCGGGTGACCATGCGCGGGTTCACAAGGGACAGAGGCACACGGTTCGCGCCCAGCAGAACGATGCAAACGGCGGCGTCGATGCCGATCTGGTTGGCCGCCAGGCCGATGCCCGAGTAGAGCATCCTGTCACGTGACGCCCGGCGGTTGTGCGCCTCCAGGTAGCGCAGCAGGTCCCGGGCGATCTGGCGACCCTGACGGGAAGATACGGGATGGCAGGGCCGTCGCAGGATTTGCTCGTCGGTAATGATCGCAGCAGATGGCACGGCGTCTCCTTTCTCGGAGCGAGGTGGTAACAGACGCCGCGCCTGTGCGCCTGCGTCAAACGTCAAAGCCAGCGGATTTTCAGAAGGTCGGACAGGGAGAACGACTCCCGATCCGCACTCGCCGGCGTGGGCCGGTAGGTGCGAAAAGCCCAGTCCCACAGGGGCGTGGTCAGGCCGAAGTTGTGATCGGCCGTGTCGTGGTGGACCGAGTGCCAGAGCAGGCCCGGTCGGTCGTGTGACAGCTGGTGACAGTACGCGGCCATGGCGGCATACAGCGTGGTGCCCACACACCAGCCGATGCCGAAGTCCAGAGCGCCGAGCATCCAGGCCAGAGCGAAGACGGGCAGGGCGAACACGGCGCCCACCCCGCAGTAGTCCCGGAACTCCCGCAACCACCCCTGGCCTACGCCCAGGAGGTGATGTCCGGTGTGCATTCGGCCCAGCCAGGTACGGCGCAACAGGCGGGTCTTGTGCATGGCGTAGTGGATTAACCACTCCACCAGCGACCCGGTCGGCAGGGATAAGAAAAAGGCGACAACAAACTCAACCATGGCGCGATCCCTCCTTGTTGAGTTGGTGGTGTGGCCGCCCGGGGCGGCCAACTCTGATCGTTGCCGGTCAACGTCTGGTCGTGGTAGGCGAATTGTTACTTATCGCGATAGTTTCATGCGGATCCCCGCATGGCGGCGTGACGGCGTGGCCTGTTATGTGCCATCCAGGCGTGGGGAATTTAGTACCGCGCGGGAGGGGTCGGGTACGAATCGATCGCAGCCAGGATTTCGTCGGCGGTGATGAGCTGCATGCAGTAGGCGATCGGGCGGCCGCCCGGCTCACGGGAGGGGATCTTGCAGATGTAGCCGGGCGGGAATGAGCTGTCCTGGTGCGGCGCCACGATCTGGTGGGCCCAGCACCCGCCGGCTACCGAGCAGTCCAGCCGGCCATGGGTGTGTAGGTAGCGGTGTGGAACCAGGATCTTGTCCTTCACCTCGGCCAGGGCCGGGTTGTTCCGGGCGACGGCCTGGTAGCAGTAACCCTCCCTACCACCGGCAATTACGACGCACGGCCTCCAGAATGCGTTCGCCACCGTCATCGGAAAGGACACGCCGCACAGGACGCCATCGGCGTGATAGACCAGGCTCAGGAACTCGCGGGGGGTCGTCCGGTCGATGAGGTTCTCAACTCCCTTGAGGGGAGCCTGCTGGTGCGGGGCGCGATGGTCGTGACTCCGCCCGGCTTGAACCCAGTTGATGCGGCCGCGGGTGCGCTCGACGACTTCCTGGACGGCCAGGAAGGAGGGGATCTTCACCGGGGCGTCGTCCTTGCCGCCGGCAACGACAACCCAGTAGGGGTACGGGAACGGGCGGCTGTCTTTCTCCTCGTCAGTCAGGTGCAGGTCGGGACGTGGGTCGGTGAGGGGCACTTCCAGCTTAAGCTCCTTGCGCGCCCAGAAATGGAACGCCTCAAGGAACGACCGCGGGACGCCCTGCCGCGACAGTACGAGGGAGTCGCGGTAGGTGGCCTCGACGACCTCGACGCCCGGAACCCCAGCTTTCAGGGGTGTGATGTAGGGGTTGTTGAGCAGGAGATCGTCGCCAGCCGTGATGGAGGCGCCGATCTCGAAGTCCGGGTAGGCCAGCTTGAGGTCGCGGAGGAATGCTGTGCAGATCACGGCGTCGCCCGACCCCTTCGCCATGCGAATGATGAGCTTTCGACTGCTCATGTCATGTCCCCGGCCGCCCGGGGCGGCCAAGGTCGAACAGGCGCCAGCCCCGTGATAATGGGCACTCCACCCCCGGCAGGCCCAGAGCGTCCAGCTCGGTCGGGTAGGTCGGACGGTCTGGCACCGTCAACGACCGCAGGCGCGAGGTGTCATGAACGAACACCGGCCCCAGAGCCAGACCACGCTCGCGGATAACAGCCAGCTCCTGGACCCGGACAGCCACGTCGGTATCCAGAACGATCAGCCCGAACGGCGGTCCGTTATAGGCGCGCAGCCACGTGACAGAGTCTGTCCGGATGACCGACACTTGACGCAGATCGGCCAGCGCCGCACTGGCCTTACTGGCGCGCTCGGTGTCGGCCTCCAAAGTGATCACGCGGCCGAAGTTGTTGCGACGGCAGGCCTCGGCCAGGACGCGGGCAGAGTGACCCTGAAAGGTGCCCGTCTCCAGGACCAGTTCCGGTTTGTAACAATGCACCAGCGCCGCCAGCAGCTCGGCCGGCTCCTCCTCAATGCTGCCCCCATCCAGAGCCCGGTACAGGTGAGCGCGCTCCTCCAGACTGTGGGCATGAATGTCAGCTTCACGCGGCAGCGATTGGCGGAGCGCGGCGTCCCGACGCTGCACCATTGCCACGACCTCGGCGAGCACGTCCTGTGGCGTGATGTCGATGAGGCGGCCGTCGATCGAGCGGGCGAGCGGGTAGAAGCCGAAGATTTGCGGCCCCGGGAAAGCCTCACACAAAACCAGGGTAGGAACTCCCAGCATCCCCGACACATGGCACATTCCCGAGTCGTTCCCGACAACCAGGGCCGCTTCGAGCATGAGGGCGGCCACGTGCGTGGGAGACTGAGAGGCGACAACCTCGCACGGGAACAGGTTGCTACGGCCCATCACGTCGTCGAGGACCACCGGCCGCAGGCCGGCGGCCGTCATGAACTCGGCCAGGGCCAGCCAGCGCTCGGTTGACCAGCGCCGTGCATCGTCGGAGGCCACCCACGGCGACAGGGCGACGCAACCACGGTAGCGGCGCGCCCAGGCGACAGCCTCGCCCGGTAGCTGCTGGATGCTGGGCAGAGCGGCTCGCGTGTTACAGGCGTCGGCGTAATGACGCCAACGCGACCGCGAGCGCAGCCGGTCACGGACCTGAGCTGCGTAGGTGTCGTGAGGATAGACGACTGGAATGTCCGGAATGGCGCCTAACGTCAGATCGTCATAACCGCCGAACAGGCGGCACCAGGCCAGACAATGTGGCACCTGTGGGTTAACGCAGTAGATGACACGGCGGGTCGGGTCGTCGCGGCGCAGACCCTCGGCGGCCGTCAGACCAAGGATGTGGTCCCCGATGCCGCGGGCCGGACTGAGCGGCCCGCCCACGACAACCTGGATGGCGGCCACGGCTTCCCCGGCGGCCGTGGGCGGCACCCGCGGGCGCAGGTCGGCCGCCCAGTCGGGCGGCACGTCGCGCCACTCGTAGACCGGCACCGGGCCGGCGCGCACCAGGACCTTGTGCATCAGTAAACCTCCGCTACGGCCATGGTCCACAGGGCCGGGTTGGCAAAGGCGAGAGCGGCATCGAAGGTGCCGCCGCCGGACGGGACAGACTGGTCGGCACCGGCCAGGGTCCAGGTAATCCCGGCCACGGCAATCGACACGGTCTGGCCCAGGTCACTGAAGCCGCCCCGCCAGGTGCCGCCACCGGTCGGGGACTTCATCAGGAGAGAAACGAGCAACTCGCCAGGTGCCGAGCCTGAACTGACCGTAAACGGTCCGCTGTCCGGCGTGCTGCCGGTACCGGCAATCGCGACTTCCTGGGAGACGGCCCCAACCAGGGGGCCGTTAACCTCCAGGATCTCGACGATGAGCGACGCATTTACTCCAGGCTGGAGCGTGACGGTCACAAGCCCGGTCGTCGTGCCGCCAATGTGGACCGCCCACACCGATACGTTGGAGCCGGTGCCGGGCGACGAGACTGCCAGCGAGGTGGACGCGCCGGCGAATGTGACTGACGACGGCGCACGCGTGTCGCCGATAACACCCACGCGGATTGCGAGGGTGCCGCCCGACGACGCCGGCCCGGAAAGGTTGAGGGTGATCGTGTTGACAGCTGGGACGCTGCTGCCGCTACCCAGCAAGGCGATGCTATACCCGCCACCGCCACCACCGGACCCGGACCCGGACCCAGAGCCAGAACCACCGCCAGGACAGACGCCCGTCGTAAGGTTCAGGTTATACCAGCCGAAAATGTACTGGTTCGACTGGGCCGGCGGCGTCCACGCCTGGATCTCAACCGGCCAGTAGGCCCAGTCGGCCGCCGGAGGCGTGTAGGAGTACGTGTTGGCGACGTGGAACCACAGGACGCCATTGAAGGAGTAGGCTCCCAGAGCGGCCAACGTGCCGTCGACCAGGATCGCCATCCCCATGAGGTCGCCGATGATCGACCCACAGAAGACCCAGAACTGCACCGAGTGACCGCAGACTGTCTGCTGCAGATACCAGGCCGGGATCGTCGTGCCGGGTGGCGCCCCGGCGAACATCGGGATGCCGGGGCCGGGCCACGGGGCCGCCGCAGTGTAGGTGAGCGTGTACTGGCCGTTGAAGCAGGTGGCGTCGAGTCCGCCCGGCTGCAGCACCAGCGTCGCCGTCAAACACAGCGTCGGGTAGGCAGCGAAGGTCGCGCTGCACGGCGGGAACGGCCCCGACCCGGTCCCCGAGCCGCTGATGCCGCTGGCGGTCGTACAACAACTCGACTGGTCGGTGAGGCAAACGTAGCTGCCGACGAAGAGCGAGGACGGCAGGACGATGGTCTGCAGCTGGACGACCACGTGGGCGGTCAGCGCGACCGTGCCGGTGCCGTCACCTACCCAGTAGTCGGCGTATATCTTGGCACCGCCGGCCGGCGTCGACAGCAACGTGATCGTCTTGCCGACCACTGTAAAGTCGTCGGTCAGGAACTTGCGGACGCCGGCGATGTAAATCCAGATGGACGACGACGACAGCGGGGTCTTCGCGAGGTTGAAGGTGGTGCTGGGCCCGGTCCCCAGCAGCTCGCCGATGACCTGGGAGTACTGCTCCGGGCAAACGTCGGTGGTGACGTTCAGCTGAAAGAACGTCGTTGCGCCCGGAGACGACGGACAGGCCGGGCCCTGGATTACGGTCCCCGACCAGGGGGCCGGGCCGCTTGGGCAGGGACAACCTGGGAATGGTAGCGTCGACATGTGTTAGGGAAGCGTGACGACGATGGCCGTCTGGTAGGGCGGCAACACCAGGCGCAGCACCCGGTCCATGAGGGCCGCTCCAGGGGCGTTGGGCCCGAACGCAGTCGGTCGGATTCGGACGACGAAGGTAGCGTACCCCAGCACGTTGCGGCACAACCAGTCGAGCGGATTTACAAACGACGGCAGGCCGGCCGCGGTCGGGTCGCCGGAGCGCGGTTTCGGCCGCGTGTCCATGAGCTGGGCCAGCGACGTGGCGCCCACAGCCGTGCCGCGCGTGTGGACAGTGTTCCAGAACAGGGTGGCGTCGGCAGGGTTGCCGCCCAGCGCCCACGACACCATCGTCCGCCCGCCGACTGTGGTCACGACGACGGCGGTGTTGGCGTTGTTCCAGGTCAACGGCCCCGTGAGCGCAATCTGGAAGAAGTTCACGGGCACGGTCAGGGACGCCAGCTTCGACGGCGCCCCGTGCGCCAGCGAGATCACCTCGAACGCGTCACACAGCCGATCGCCGGCGTTCAGGGTCTGGCCGGCCGACACGAGTGAGTTGGCACCCGCGCCGCACGAGTAGACGTTGGCATTCGTGACCACAAGCAGTCGGTCGGCATCGTAGCCGGCAAACTCCACGACCTCGCCGGTGGTCCTGGCGAGAGGCGCGTCGCATACCCCGGAGAGCGCCTGCTCCAGGTAGGCCTGGGACGGCCCTAGCAGGCGGGCGGCACGGGCAGCCAGCGTCACGGACCGGGCCGCCTCTGATGAGCCCAGGGACAGGCCAAAGACGTAGGCGTGCTGGCGATCCAGCCAGCCGGCATCAACGTCAGCCTGGGCGGCCCAGACCGTCAGGGTCTTGTCGGTGGCGCTGACAAGGGGAGCAAATCGTGGGTCAGAGAGCGGGTCATCCCGAAAGCGGATGGCCGCCAGCGTCTGGTCGAGGTGATAGTCAGCATCCTGGGCCAGGACCACGGACGGGCTCATGATCCTGTCGACGATGACTGGGGCAATCTTGAGGTTGGCCGGCAGCGGGTAGTCCCAGGTCTTGGTCGACAGCATGGCGTCGGCAGTCGGCCCCAGTGCGTCGGACCCGGGCTGGTAGGCCAGGCGGGTGTCAGTGAGGCGCTGCGACTGGGCCAGGTTGACCGCCTGCCAGCGCACCAGGCGGTAAAGCGGCGTGGTGGCGATGCCGGCGCAGTTCGACAGCGAGATGGCGTCCTGGCGCGACTGGAGGGCGGCCTCGGCGCGCCCGCGCATGAGGGCAGTGACCCCGTCCCGGTCGCCGTAGACGAGCGACCAGAAGGCCCCCAGGACGCCAAACAACTGGTCGCCCTGGTCCAGGACATAACTGACGTCAGCAGGCATACTAGGTGTAGCCGAGCGCCTTGACGGCCGCTTCGGCGTCGTCGATGTAGCGCAGCCCGCCCGCACACATCGGGCGACGTGCCACGATCTGGGCGCGGGCGGCTTCCTTCGTCCAACCCAGCGCCATCATAATCGCTGCCGCCGTTGACGGTCCGCGGTTGATACCGGCGGCGCAGTGCGCCAGGAGTTTTATCCCGGGGCGAGACAGCACACTCAGGGCGAACTCGATCGATTTCTGGAACCACTCCTTCGGTTTGCACAGGCCGTCATCGGGCATGCCGTTGAAGAAGTAGAGCGCACCCGTCCGGACCAGAAGCGCCTGGTCGTCGAACTCCGCGCGGCAGTCAATGACCGCATTGATGCCAGCATCCAGAATGGCACCCACGTCGTCGGGAGTGTAGATGGCACCACCGGTGGCCAGGCGCGTCGTGACGAGGTTGAAGTCGATCACGGCTTGTAAGTCCTCAGCTCGAGTTTGCCGTTCTCGATGGTCACGTAGGTCGGGTCGACCGACTCCACCCATGACCCGGAGTTGACGTAGATCAGGGTGTCAGGCTGACTGTCCGGTTGGACCTTGTCAGGGATGTGCGTGTGGCCGCAAATAACCGCGTCGTAGTCGTGGCACCGGCGGAAGTCGAGGGCCCCGTAGCGCACGGTGTGCAACAGATCGCGGTCGATCTTGAGATTTCGCTTCACCCACCGGGCCAGCGGGGCGTGGACGGCCGCCAATGTTCTCTCGGCGGTGATGGCGAACTCCGTCAGTCGTGGGTGCGACAGAAGCTCCGGGTCCCACTGATGGCCGTGCGTGATGAAGACATGCTTGCCGCCGGACTCGACGACGATGTGGTCCACCACGTCCTCGGGTGGGATCTCCATCAACGTGGCCCAGGCCGACTGATCCGGGTCGTGGTTGCCAGAAATGAGGACGACGCGCGTCCCAGTACGCCTGATCCGGACGATCGCGGAGAGGATCGCGATTTCCTCCTTGGTCAGGCCGTCACAGGTGGCATCCCAGAGGTCGCCGTCCAGGACGAGGAGCCTGGTGCTGGGAAGTTGCCTGAAAAACGACGCCACCTCGGGAAGCCGGGTGAGGTGGCCACCGAGGTGGATGTCGCTGAGGACAAGAACGTCGAGCATGGCGTTACCGCGTTCTAGTAATGCGTCGGCACGCTGGCGATCTGGTCAATCACCTGAGTGTCCGCCTCAGCCTGGTCCGTGAAGAGCTCCAGATTTTCTTCTTCCCGGCGACCCAGGAAGAGAGTACGCAGGCGGTTGCCCAGACCGAGCCGACGGGTCGGCGTGCCGGTCAGGACGGCTGTCGTGTTGCGTCGCGACATGCTTAGCGGGGTGCCGTGGGCACCGTTGTTCTGCAGCGCTGCGCGAAGCTGGGCGTGCTCCTCAGGGCTGAGGGGAGTGAAGTTCACAGCGGGTCTCCTGTCGTGGGTTGTTAGCCGCCCGGGGCGGCCGTATCTCAGCCTGCGGCCAGCTGGTTGAGCTGCTGCTGGACCAGCTCAGCGTCAACCAACGCCTTTACAACGGCGATGATGGCCACCGCCACCGTATTGCTCGCAAACGCGGCGGTCAGCGCGTCGAAAAAGGCATCGACGCTGAGGACCGTGACCTGCTGCAGGCGGTCGTAGATAGCGTCGAAGTCGTTGTCGGCCGCACTCTGCACCGCGATGATAGCCGCCTTGGCGGCGTTACCCAGGCCGAACGGCAGGCTGCCGACCCGATTCTCGGCGTCGGTGAACAGCTTGTCCATGAAGGCCTTGAGCTGATCCTTGGTGAACGGCAGAGGCATGTCTATTCCCTTTCTCGTGTCAGTAGGCACTGCCGAAATGGCGGTGCCACCGTAATGTTGCCCCGATCACGATGGCAATCGTGATCAGAGCGGCGAAGTTAACAACGCCCAGAGTGAACTCCCAGAAGTCAAACGGCTTGAGCCGCGAAGGATGATCGCAGCTCACTCCGCCTGATACGCCTTCCAGTACGCCGCCAGGACGTCTGGCGGCGGGCTCTGCCACATGTCGCGCTGGGCCTGTAGCATGCGCTTCTGGGTATCGCTGAGCCAGTGGGTAACCACCCACGGTCCCTGCAATACGGCGTCAATGTTCTTGATCGTCTGCTGGCGCAGCTCCTCGGCCGTGGTGGGGCCGGGGTCCTTGGAAGTCAGCGCGGCCAGCGCGTCCTCGATGTTGTTCATGGCTACAGTCCTGTAGGAGCCGCGTTCGGATCGGGGTTCATGACCGACAGGGGTGTGCCGCAGCATGAAATGCACACACATGCCGGGTCCGCGCAGCAGCAGTCCTGGATGACCACGAGCGTGAAGCCACAGCTCTTGCAGTAGAAGACCCGCCCAGCCCTAGGACAGGACGAGCAGCAGTCCTCTTTTGCGTACTTCTTCATCGACATCTTAGCTCCCCCAAACAGAGCAACCATCAGACCGGACAGAACCTCGAGACCAGACTTACCGACGCTCCACAGGGTGTATACCACCCCATCGAGCCACGAGCCGGGTATCGGCTCCGGTGGACCGCCGGGTTTGAGCTTCACGCTAGCTGCCTTGCCGTTCAGGAGCGCCAACGGCTCCGAACTGATCGGTACGAGCGTGACGGAGTAACTGCCAGCCTCCATCGGGGCACTGATGCTCAGGACCCCAGCCCGCCCCACGGCTCCGGTGACTGCGTAGTCACCGGGCAGGAGTGTAGGCACCGAAACAGTCAGTATGTCCACCACGGCTTCACTCATGCTTTGTCATTGGCGCACACGGCGCCATGAAACTTATCTTCAGCCACCGCGACCGCAGCTACCGCCACCGCCACCAAACCCACCGTAGAGCACAGGGGGAGGGCTGTAGTACACGGGAGCCGGCACCGTCACCGCGCCTTTGATGAAGTACTGGCCAGTCACGGCGTTCCAGCGATAGCCGACCGGGATCGTGACACCCTTCTTCACACGCCACATACCCACCTTGATAGCCGGGCAATTCCGGTCGCCGCAGCCGTCCTCGGCCGTGCAGGTGCAATTCGGCCCGCACGACGGACAAACGACGGTCGCCGCCTTGGTGGTGCAGTTAGCGCACGAGCAGGTTCCGTTCGGGCAGGTGCAGTCATGCGGCCCGGAACAGTTGCAGCCGGAAACCGGTTTGTCGCTCAGGATGCAGTTGGTGCAGGTACACGTCCCCTTCGGGCAGGTACAGTTGGCCGGAGAAGCACAGCCGCACTTGGTCCGGGTCTGCGACGGGCAGATGGAGTTCGGACAGTCGCTGTCAGTGCAGCCGCCCGGGCAGCCCGGACCGTGATCGCAGCAGCAACACCCGCACGACTTGCTCACCTTGCTGGCCTGCGGGCCCTGGAATGTCAAAGCCAGAGCGATGGCCGCCCGGGGCGATACGTGCAGGTCGCCAGCTGCAGCCGAGCCGGTCAGTGCCAGGACGGCGACGCAGGCGGCGTAAAACAGAGTCTTCATCGTCAACCTCCTATCGATCACTTGCCCGCCAGCGTCGCCGGTCGGAGCGTTAGGGAATCCAGTTGAGCGGCGGGGCCGGCGGGTTGGGGTTCTTGACGACTGCCCACACCGCCTCGGTCCCGAGGTCATAGGCGCCGTACTTGACCCAGGCGTAACCGCTGTTGCCCCAGCCGGTGCCCCAGCTGTTGCGCATGATCCAGGCGCCCTTGCTGCCGTCGCCGTTGTCGTGGTTGTCGTCCCACCCAACGATGATCACGTCGTGGTCGATGCTATGGGAGTGGCCGGTGCCGGTGCCAGTCCCAGAGTCCCAGAAACTGTCGCCGCCGGCCGCCACGGCACAGCCTACGCAGCCGTAGGTCACGATCGCGGTTTTGATCATCGGCGTCGGCGTCACGCCGTTACCGCCGTTGGAGTCGGCAAAGCCCCAGTCGTCGATCTTGTAGAGCTGCATGCCGGTCTTGTAGTGGCACTGACCCGCTGAGGCGTTGTACGGACCGTAATCGCTCGACAGTGGCAGACCGGTCTTCTTGGCCCAGTCCAGAACGTTCACGTTGTCGTCGCCGTTGCAGCCGCCGTTGCTGCCGCAGGACAGCGTGTACTCCTCAGAGAAGGCCTTGCTGCCGTCGTTGGGGAAGATACCCGCCATGTAGTACGCGACCTCGACAACGCCGGTTCCGCTGAAATCCCAACAATTCGAGGAGATCAGCACACGCTTGTTGCGTCGAGTTACCAGGGTCCCGTTGGGCACGGTCGCACAGTAGACCTTACCCTTGTAGTGGTCCTCGTGGAGGTTCTCGCGCTCCAGGCAAAGGCCGTCACGCTGGCGCTCGGTCAGGGTGAACTCCGGGTGCTGGCCTTCGATGGTGCGACCCTGGGCATTGATGCCGCCAGACCGCGGCTGGTGCTCCTCAATCGTGCCGCGCTTACCGATCCGTAGCAGCAGCTCCTGGAGGTCATCCATCATCAGGCCGCTGCAGCTGTAGAACCGCCGGCCGCCGTAGGCCTGGGTGTGCTGGTCGCCGAAGAACTGGAGGAAGTGCGCGATCTGGCGCTGGCTGGCGCACTTGATTAGTGCCGGCACGTGCTTGTCGGGAGCCTTGAACGAGGCGCCTACGTAGGCGTTCTGGCGGAACCACTCGGCCAGGTCACCGTCACGGAAGTACCAGACGCCGGGGCGAGAACTTTGCTCCGGGATGCCGAGCCGGTGAGCCAGGGCACGAACGGCCTCGACCCGACTCTCGTTGAAGCAGCAGAAGGCAATTTGGTTCCGGCCGCCGTTGCCATCGTCCAGGTGGCCGACATGGCCGTCGGAGATGACCAGCGCGACCAGGGCCAGGAGATCGTCGCCGCGGTAGACGCGGTCGCCGACGCCAAGAGTCTCGAGTTCCGTGCCGGCCCAGCCCGACGTGGCGTGCGGGATATCGACGTACTGCGGCAGGTCCGCCACGCGCACCTTGGACCACGGCTTATCGTTGCGGCTCACGACCATGCGGTGGTCGGGCGTCAGGGCGAAGTCCGTCGACCGGCCCTCGTAGTAGTACATCGGCCCGTCGTGGTCGTAGATGTGCTGCACTAGCGGCCCCTGGAACTCCAGCCGCCCGCTCGCGAGATTCATCGTGCCGAGGGGAGTCCGCCAGTCGTATTCCGGCCACAGGACCCAGCCGCGTTCAGTCAGGACTTCCGTATTTTCGGAGTGGCACGAGCCGCACTGACCCTGGTCCTTGATCGGGCCGATCACGTGGTGATCGCGGCTATCCCAGGCCGGCGGCGTGTCCTGGCGTAGTGCGCGCAGGTGCCGGCCGTGTTCCAGCCACTTCAAATGCATGAGGTGGTTCTTGTTGGGCGCGCGCACGTGCCCGCGGGCATACGAAGAGGGCATTACTTGATCTCCTCAGGATGTTTTCACAACGTCACAGTCCAGCCTGTGTCACTTTTTGACATTGGCCAGAGCGTTGGCGACGTTCGCGTACTCGGTTGCGGCAGTTGCCCAGGCCTGGTCGTTGATCGGCTGGTTGATTGTCGGCAGCTTGGTAACCAGGTAGGCACCGATGGCCTTGCGTACACCCGGCAATGCCGAGGAGCCAACGGCAAGGTCAGTCGCAGTCTTCACCGCATTCTGCAAATCGAGATCGGTGGCGATCTTACCGCTAGCCTTGGCCTGTCCTACCACCGCAGCCATCACGCCGGCCAAGTCGACCAGGTGTGCCGACTTTTGGGGGTCCGTTTCGGCGTCGTAGGCCGCCTGCATCGCCTTGATCAGCTCCGCCGGGGCCGGCGGGAGCGGGCCTGGTCCAGGGCCGGGGCCGGGACCAGGGCCAGGGCCCTGACCTACCGTGATCTTGCACTTGAGCAAGGTCAGCACCCCGCCCTTGATGGCCGGAGCGTAGAAGTAGTAGGTCCCCACCTTCATCGTGGCGAAAACAAACGCTGACGGCAGTTTGCTCTGCGGCGAGTAATACGGCAGGACGGTCAGCGTCCCGGCGTCGAGGTCGCCGACGTCGGTCAAATCGTCGGGCAGTGCCACCTTGGTCAGCTCTCCCGGATCGGCGACGATGTCAGGCAGGGCGATCGTCTTGGTCTTGGCCTGGCCGCCCGGGGCGGCTGACGCCGGGACCAGGGTGATCAGGAGCAGGAAAACCGGCAGGATCATGACATATCGTTTCATGGCTTCTCCGACTGGGTTGTTAACTTCATGCGGCCGGCAAACATAGTTTGTACCGCATTGTGAATGATTGCTGCCCGGGCATTCCAGGCCACTACCTTGCTTTCGTACAGTTTGGCCAGGGTCTCATTCACCTGGTCGCCCGCCTGGTTGTAGATCAGCTGCGGGCAGCTCAGGTCGAAAGGATTTTCCTCGCTGTGCGAGTAGTAGACCTCAACGTGACCACCCTCGACCAGTGGTGGCGGCTCTGGCACCGGACCGATGGCACGCATCATGGCGCTGACCACGTCGGCCGGTTCGTAACTCCAGACAAGTACGATGCCTCCGTCAGGAGCCGGCAGCTGGCCGACCGGATCACCCACGTGCGGCCCGTTGTAGATGATGGGGTCGCTCATCTTGCCACCTCAGGCAGCCAGACGCCGCCATCCTCGTACCAGCCCGGGCACGACCACCAGGACGTCCCCGGTCCTGGGTAGAACTCGTCGGCATATCCATCGACCCGGGCCGTCGACCAGTCAGGATAATACCGGCGGACCGGCCTGATCCCGACACACAAACCACGAATCAGGGGACGACGGTCCCGGACCCATTCGCCGCCCTCTCGGTGCCAGCCCGGCCTGTCGATCCATGACAGGGTCATCTCGTCGTAGTAAGCGGAGTGGCTGGGCTGGGTCAGGCCGAGAAGGGCCAGGAGAAGCGCGTACACGTTACGCCGTCCTTTCCTCACGGGCGGCGTCACAGCACGCGCTCGAGCAGTAGGGAGCGTTGTTGTGGTGCGGCTTACGGCAGTCGGAATAGCTACACGGCCTTTCGGCGTTGGGTTGTTTCTTCCTAAACCCGCCGTCGGGGAGCAGGCCGCGCTGTAGCCGTTTACGGTTCGCCGGTACGTTCTCTGCCCATCGTGGCACGGAATCCCGTCTCTTTCTCTCTTGTTGAGTCTCAGAGCAACTTATTTACTTCGCGGCCTCCTTGCCGGAAGTGGAAACGATCCCCAAAGCCGGCGTGCTGCAGTGCGGCCCGAGCGGCACGATACTCGGAAAATGTCGGGGCGCGGGCAGCCCCCTTGAGGACTGCCGTTGGTCCGTCAGCGACGACGGTCACGGACCAACTGTACGGATCGCCCAAGGAGCCGCCCGGCCCATGTACACGCAGCAGGTAGACGCGGTTACACGAGCAGAGTGGCTCCATCGACGCCGTCATCACAGACAGCAAGGACAGAAAGGGGCCGCAAACGCGTCCACCATGGTGGCGATGGCCGCGCCATCGTCGCAACCAACGCAGTCGTTGTAGCAGACCGAGTCCTTGAAGAACGCCTTGCCATCCTTGGTAACGACAACCTTGACCTCCACCGCCTCGCAACACTGCAGAGGGATGGCTTTCTTGCCACAGCACTGCTGGTGGAACTGATCGCTCAGGGCTGCGCGGAAGGCGTCATACGCCTTGATCATCGCCGAATGGGACTGATTATCCTCGCAGCAAAAACTCAGGCGACGATCGTTGACCGGATCGCCGGTCAGGAGCTCGAACGTGCTTTCGTACTTGACCATGATTACGGCCTCCTTGTGTAGGGGGGTTACTCAGTCCGACGTTAATGGCCGCCCCGCGTGCGTGCGGCGTGCGGATGGTGTAATTCCCGTGATGTCCTGGCCGCCCGGGGCGGCTGCGATTACTGCAGCGGATGCTGGCCCCAGCGGAAGACCGGCGTGTGGGTAAAAAAGCCAATGACGACGCCGATCAGGATCAGCACGACCATCACGACCAGAAAGATACGGGCGACCTTGGTGAACAGGGCCATCGTAGGGCCTGGAAATTGCCCCTCAATGTAGTTCACAAGGAAGAGTAGCAGTCCCAGGACGATTCCGGTACCGAGCAGGTACAGGACCAGCCAGACGATGGTTTGCAGATCGATCACGTTGCACCTCCGGCGCGCTGGCGCACCTGGCCGGTTAGCCGCCGGATGGACTCCAGCAGCTTGTCGACCTCATACGGCTTGGTCACCGACATCGCCACGCCCGCTGGCAGCGGATCTTCAGGCTCACCAACGGCCGACTCGACGATGATCGGGATCGCAGTCCAATCAGGCCGGCGTTGTATCTCGGCCAGGAACTCCCAGCCGTTCATGACCGGCATCTTCATGTCGAGCAGGATGAGGTGAGGCAGCTCAGCCTCTAATTTGGCCACCGCCTGGGCGCCGTTGGCGGCCACGGTGACCCGGAAGCCTTCCATCTCCAGGACCTCAGCCAATGACTGACGGTTGAGGTCGTCGTCCTCAACCACCAGCACGCGGATCTTACCGGTGTCTGCGTTGGGCATCACTGAACTCCAGAGCCGTTACAACTTCGATGTTGTTGGGTTGTTGAGCCGGCGCATTATCTCATCACCCTGGAGGCGGATGGCCTCCAGCTGGCGGTCGAGAATCTCGCGCTCCTTGCTACGGCGCTGGCGCTCGGCGTTCTCAAGTTCTGCAGTGAGCGCCCGCTCCCTATCGATGCGTTCGCGGCTCTCGTCACCTTCACGCTTGACCGAGTCCAGAATCCGCTGAAAGGCGGCTCGCTCGGCGTCGCGCGCCGACTCCACAGCGGTTGCAGTCTTTTCGGACGCGGCTGACACGGCCTTCCAGGCGTCGACGGCATCCTTGCGGGCAGAAGTCACCTCGGTCAGCAACCAGCGCACCACCAAGCCCAGCAGGCCGGCAATACCGGTCACGAGGATCCCAAGAACACCGATCAGCGTTGTCGGCGACGGCGATTCGCCCGACTGGGCGATGAGGAGAACAGCAGCGGTCGCGCTTGATCCCAGGAAGACGCTCAGACTGCTCACAGTATGAAAAATAGGAATCACGCGGCCGGCCCTCACGGTCGGCCCGGGCGCCCCGGGCGTGAGCGTCTTCGGCCAGCAAGCGTACGGGCTACGGCGACGGCGTGGCAACCGCAGTTAACGTGACCGTTACAGAGGCTGGTGGGAGGAAAAAGCAGCAGGTGCGGGCGCTGACCAGGTTCGACGGGTCGTTGGGCAGCGTCAGCGTCGGACCCGTCAACGGGACGGTCGTGCCATCCGGACGACGAATCTGGCCGGTCATGGTGAACGACGACACCCAGGCCGTCGTCGGGATTGCCGCCTGGATGGCCTGTGTGACCAGGCCCGAGGTCAGACTGCCGATGAACCCGGTGGCGTTGACGGCCGTGGCGGCGGCCGACTGGACGGTCCCGGCCGTCGGGACGGTCGAGCCGGTCTGGTAGCTGACCGTAACGGCCACGGTCACGAAGCACGGCACAGCGGCCCGGACAAGGCAGTCAGCCGCCGGGCTGCGCAGGGTGCGACCGGCGACCAGTTCCTGAACTACGGCAATGGACGGCAGCGCCAGCACTGCCACCAGGTAATTGCGCGTTGAGACGCCAACCACTAGACCGGCGAGGGGGGTGTCAGTGTCGATGAATTGCACCACGTCGGTCTGGTAGGCGCTGTAGGCGGCGTCCACGGCCGAGGCGATGTCGGGCAGGAATAGCGCTCGCGCCGTCGTGCCCGGCGACAGGTCGTAACCGCGCGTCTCCTGAGTCACGGTATAGCCAGGCGCGCTCGGATTGGTGGTCTGTGTGATTGCCGACAGCTGGTAGAAGCCCGGCATATCGTCGCGGCCGAGGCTGAACTGCCAGACACCGTGTCCGCCAGAGGTGCTAACGAGGAGGGCTGTTTTCACCACGGAGAGGGTGACATACAACCCAGGCGGCCGCACCCACACATCCAGGCGGCCACCAAAGGCCACTGGAAGGATGGAATGGTAGCGAATCTGCTCGGGGTCGCCGTAGCCGGCCGTCGACGTGAAGGCGGTGGAATAGCCAGTGACGGTCTTTACGAGGCCGTCAATCGAGCCGCGGGAAGCCAGCGATCGGACGGCGAACCCGGTGGAGATCTTCGCCAGGAGCGTCGTCGTGGTGTCAGCGGCGGCCCCGCCAGAGAAGTCAGCGGCGGCGTAGGCGCTGACGAAGTTGGGTGGCGGGGCCGCCGGAGTCAGGGCCGACAGGTAGGCCAGGTTGCCGGCCGGGCCGGTCTGGGTGGCAGTCACGGCCACGGGGAAGGAGTAGTTGCCGTTGCCGAGGGCAAGCAAGAGCTGGTCGTTGGGCCCAGTCACGGCTCCCAGGGTCGTGCGTGCTACGACAGCGGCATTCGCGGTGTAGGTGTTGCCAAAAGCGTCGGTAAATACTGCCCCCTGAGCAATCGCCGTCTGCACCAGGACACTGATGACGACCGTGACCGTCCCAGTTGCCGCCACGGCCGGGCTCGGCGTCACGAAGAAATTGCTGGCCAGGTTGGCCAGCGTCGTCGGGTCGGCCAGGGCCGGGTTGGCAGAGATCGCTAGAATCGAGCTCGACTGGAGCGCCAGATCGATGTTTTCCTGGTTGGCCGCCTGGAGGGAGGCCTCGGCGTCCAGGAGGAGGTCAGATAGAGCGCCGCGCTTGGGGTCGATACCCGGATAGGCGCTGGCCAGCATCTGGACAATCAGACTGTAGGCCGCGTTGAAGTCAGCCTGGGTAACATTGGCCAGATTGGTAATCGAGAGCGTCATCACTCGGCTCCCAGTTGCACGGGCACAGAAAAGGTCCCGACACCGCCGTCCAGGCTGGCCACGGCCACCTGAAGTACGAGCGCGTCGGCGTTGAGACTGAGAGACACGAGTTGCGCCCCCGAGAAGCGTTCGTTTGGCGGATCGTTGACTGGGTCTTCCTCGCCCTGGAGTGCGGCGCCGGCGTCGAGGAGGGCGTGCGAGAACGACGAGAAGATATCGAACTCCGACAGGGCGCTCCCGTTGCCGACCATGGCCGCGAAGTCGGTCCCGCGCGACGACCGGAACGGCATCGACCCCTTGGGCGTCATGAGCTCGACAATGAACCGCTGCGCGAGCTTTTCCAGGCCGCTGACCTGGCGGCCGCCCGCCGTGATTGCGAGCGAGGCCGCCGCGAAGGGCGTGGCGGGCTGAAACAGGGCGAGATCGAAGGTGGTCGCCATGGCCCGATGGTACTAGGGCTGCTTGGGCCCCGAATACCCCTCGGCGATGATGTCGGCCACATAGTCGGGCAAGATCAGGTAAACGCCGGAGGATTGGCCCTGGCCCTGACGACGGGCAGCGGCCAGGATCGTGCAGCGCACCGCCGAGGCCTGGCGAGCCCGAAAGGCCCGCTCCTGAGCGGCCAGGAAGTCTACCTGGAGCTTGGCTGCCAGACGGTCAGCCAGACGGCCGCCGTCGGGCTGCTGCGCCGTCTGTGTCGCCTGAACGTACTGGTTATTGGCATCGGTGCGGTCGTACGCCGTCTTGATGCCGGGAATGTCGAACGGGTTGCCGGCCCAGCCGTTGAGGGCCGGATAGGCCCAGGTCCGCCGGCCCTGCTGCAAGATGCCCTGGGCCTGGGTGGTCACAACTTGTGCCAGCGCCAGGGCCTGGCCGGCGAAATTGGACGTAACGGCTGCGGTAGGCACGGTTCAGCTCCGATTAGCCTGGGATCAGGCCGACGTCGCCGGCCAGGTCCAGTCGTTGCTGGATCTTGAGCCGCCGCTGGCTGACGGCGCCTGGTGAGAGTCGGACGGCCTTGGCGATCTCCAGATTGGATAGTGGCTTCTTGCCGTGAAGGCCTAACGTTCTTTCCAGGATGACCTGATCGACCGGATCGCTCTCGTCGTAAACCACCTGAGCCCAGATCCCGTGTGCCGTCTTGCTGGACGGGCCGCTTTTGACGGGCGGCGTCCAGACGCCGGCCCCCTCAGTATCGGCCCGCGTCACCTGGCCTTCCGTTACGGCCGGCATGGAATTGCGACGCAGATGGTCGATCCGTTTCGTCGACAGCCCGGTCACACCTGACAGCTCGGCGGTCGACGGCTCACGGCCCAGCTCGTCGCGCATCCGTTCCGATTCCTGACGCAGCCGGTTCCAGGCCAGGGCGCTGCCCTCGGGGACACGCACCAGGGCCTCGCTTCGGGCAGCGTGGCGACGGAGTCCCTGCAAGCGGCTGAGCAGGTGTGTACGCAAGCGGGCCCGGGACGGGTCGTAAGTCTCAAAGGCCTGCAGGGCCATGACCTTGGCCTTGCCCATCATTGATGGGCTTCCGGCAGAGGCACCGGCATAGGTGCGTAGGGCTTCGCCCAGGACGGGCTGCACGGCCTGCAGGAGTGCGGACGATGTCTCCGGGCCCGGATTCTGCTTCCAGTTCTGGAAGTGCGAAGCCAGGTGCGGTTCCAGGAGCGTGTCGCCCTGGTCGAACGGTTCTTTCCGCCAGATCGAAGCCATCTTGGCGCCCTCCTTGCCCAGAGTCTAAATCATACCATCCCAGCTGGTACATAAGGTGAAGGACGGCTCTTTCGGCCGGCCCAACCACTCACAGGGAGGAGCGTAGCTCATGGCCATGACTGTTGAACAACTTGTGCGAGAGAGGCGCGCGCTAAACTGCTGGCATGCGGCTAGAAAAATCGCCGCTGAGTTGGAGCATCATCATCCAACCAGCGTGCAGGAGGAAGACCTGCGTCGGGCCACAAAGACTGTTCTCGAGCTGGCGGAAGCCTTCCTGGCGTCCAGCCGGGGACGGGTGACAAAGCTCGCCAGCTAGGAGAAAGGGCCCGCCGCGTTTCGTCAGCGGCGGGCCCTTCGACTTGAATTACTGCTTCCTTTTTAGCCGTCAGCCGCCCGGGGCGGCTACGGATTAAACTCCGGCTCGGCGCACAGCGGGGCGCCGGTCCACGGTAGCCGCCACACGGGATGGGCGTTGGTCGACGTCGAGTCATCGGCATTCTCGGCGCCATCGCGCACGAAGCCCAACTGGAAGTTCGTCGCCGCCTGCTGGGTCTCGGCGTTGAGATGGGTGCTGACACGTAGCACCGTCCCGTAGAGGTACGACGGCCCAGCCGGCTTGCCGGTGACCTGAGCAGCCAGAGCGTTGACGAACGGCTCGTTGACCACCTCGATCGCCAGTGACGAGCCCGGGGCCACATCGAAACGTACCCTGCCCGTCAGCCGCACCTGGCGATGACGCAACACTTCCTGCAGGTAGAGCGCCCGGCAATAGTTCGTGGCCAGCGTTCCCAGCGGGTCGGGGACCACGGAGTTATTGCCGGCGGCGCCGTTGCCCTTGCCGGACTTGTTGGTCTGCGTCTCCCCGGTCGCCTTTGTCGGCGCGTCACCGGTCGGGAAGACGACGGAGGCCAGCCAGCCGGGGCCGCGCTTGAGTAGGACCAGGCCGTCGCGGCAGGTGTCGTAAACAGCCCCACCAGCTGGCAGGTTGCGCAGGGCGCCACCGTTGACAGCGCCGCCGTTGGCCAGCTGGTAGTCCATGAGCAGGGCCACACCACGGATCGGGCGAGGTGTGGTGACAGCGTGCTCGAACTCGGAGTACTCCTGGGCCGTGATTGTCTTCCAGACGGTGCGCAGGCCCGGCGTGAATGGCACCACCAGGGCCCGGTCAACCATCGGCACCACGGCGAAGGCAAATTCCGGTGCGTACACGCCGACCAGGCGGTCCCACAACGTGGTGTTGGCCAGGGTACGTGGTGTCTCAGCAGACACAGCCCGAGCAATGTTGCTCGAGTGCTGCGGCAGGGCTGTATCCGCACCCAGGGGCAGTGGGACGCCATAGGTGTAGCCGGCATCATTGAGCAGGAGCTGCTGCTGTGCCGGCGCCAGCTGTAACCAGTTGCCCTGGAAGTCGAGCAGCGCCGTCTGGAGGGCGGCCATGCCGCCAGCCTGGCCGCCGAAGGGCTCGAAGCGTGCCAGGGCCGCCAGGGCCTCGGCATTGGACTGCGGTGGCAGGCCAGTCGTCGGGCACAGATTGGTGCCGGCACGCTGCTGGAGCAGGCGCCAGTTGAAGCGGTCCACCGACGAGACCATCTGCAAGAAGGCCTTCAGACCGCCCTGGGAGATGCCGCCGAACACGGTGATACCGAAGACGTTGACCTTCTGAGTCGCGTTAAGACTCAGGCCCCAGAAGTCGGCGCCGACGACGCTGGCCAGGCCCATCGTGGCCTGGGCCGCCGAGACGGCGCCGTCCACGAACCCGGCCGACGGGTTCATCCAGAACCCCATGGCCGCGTCGTAACTCAGGTCCGGGACGTTGGCCGGACTCGACGAGCGGCTGAGGATGGACGAGAAGTTGAGGTCGGCCAGCCAGTGCGTGAGGAAGACGGTGTACTCGGCGGCCCCAAACATGGTCCGGAAACCGGCCTGTACGGTCAGGCCGTCGAAGATCATGAACGGCCGCGGCGTGCCGTCGGGGTTGGTCGGCCAGTCATCGGCCCGGCCGGACGTCGCCTGGGCTGTGGCCCAGACCTTCATGTGGATCTGACTCTTGAGGCTCTGCGACAGGAACGTGGACACCGAAACGATCGACGGATCGTCCATGCGCCGGCCCAGGGCCAGCGACAGCACACACCCCGGGATCTCACTGACACCGAAGTGTGTAGACGCGTGAACGACATCGAGAGGGATCACGATGTTGCCGAGCAGCGTCAGCAACCCGGTCTGGAGCGCCTGCGTCACCAGCGCGGACAGCTTCGTCGACTGGGTCTTGGGCAGGAGAGACGTCCCCAGGATGGCGCTGATGGCGTTGGCGTCGCCCAGAGCGTTGGCCAGGTCGAGCAAGGTGACCTCGGCCCACAGGGTGAACCTGGTCGAGCTCCATAGATCAGTCGCGGCCACGTTACTGGCCTCCCGACTGATAGACGGCCTGGAGGCGGTAGCCCAGGGCCAACACCCAGGCTGCCAGGCGATGAGGTGCCGGCACCGTCAACTGCAGCCACAGGGAACGGAACGTGGCGAAGGGCTCACCACCGCCAAACAGGTCGTTGGGCGTACCCAGGACGTTGAGACCAGCCAGGACGGCGCCGATGTCACGCAGCGGCCGGGCCAGGGCCGTCACCGACCACGAGATCGGGAAAGGCGGCGTTGGCTGCGGGAAGATCAACGACAGGTTCGAGTGCGTCAGCGGCACCGGCGTGGACAGGCCGCCGACGATCGAATAGGTGTTGACCACCGTCGACGACTGTGGAGCAACCTGGATGACGCTGGCGTGCGACGCGTCCGTCAGATTGACTGTCCACTGGTAGTAAAGCGGGCCTGATACGGCAAAAACCTGCGGGCTGCCCGTGAAAGCGGCGGCACAGGGGGCTCCGAGCGTCTGGCGGAGCGCGGCCTCCATCGTGGCCGCCCTCCACAGCCGGCCGGCCGGTGTGCGCGGTGGCCAGTAGGTGATCCGCGAATCGAGATCACGAGCATAGGCGTCCAGCTCGGTGGCGTGTACACAGGCCAGGAGCTGGGCCAGGCGCAGATTATACAGAGCCCGGTCGGCGCCGGGCTCAAAGATGAGATTGCGGTAAGCCGCCAGGTTGGCGGGGAGATTGATAGACGTGAAGGTAGCCGGGACGTACTCCTCCCCCGGGACGACGAGGTCGCCTGGGGAGGCGCCGGCAAGGTTCAGCAAGAGTGTACGCAGATGGTTAGTAATGGCTGGCCTCCTTCCAGGAAGTCTAAGTCATCGGCCGGCCGTTGGTATATTCCGAGCGCGGCCGCCCCGGGCGGCTGCTCTTCCTTAACTGTTGGCCGGCAGAGCCGGCAGGTTGAATTTGGGCTGCGGCGGGCAACGCAGATGGAACTGGAAGGCCCCCATCCCACTCTGAGGATCGGACTGAGTCATTTGCGCGCCGACCAGAAAACCCTGAAGCGACGTATATGTGCCAAGCGACGCCTTCACCGGCGCTCCAGTGGCGCTGAGCTTGGTTTGCTCAAAATACTGGTAGGCCCTCTCGAGGCCTGACGAGCCGTCGCCACCGCAGACGCCGGCAAAGTAGACCCCCTGCATCATCAGCTCGACGACGCGCGGTCCGAACGAGTAGACCCACTGAAACGTTCGCAAACTGTGCGTAATCTGGTGGCCGTCGGCAGCCGCCAGATTGAGGCCAACCAGTACGCCCTTCATCCGCGCACCGGAACCCCAGCCGCCCAAACTGACGAAAGTCGGCAGTGTGTTGCCGGCCGGCAAGACGGCGACAAGTCCAGGCCGGCTGGAGAAGATGTCCGGCATTCCAGATACCTCACGCCACGCCGCCAACGCCGCCACCGGAGAACACCAGGCCGTCGGGGGTCAGGCGTATCTTCGTGGTCTCGTCGAACGTGATCTTGATCTTGGTCTGATCGTCAAGTTTTACGGTGGCTGTACCCTCGCCACCGGCACCGCCGAACTCGCGACGAAGTGCTTCGGGCGACAGCTCGCCGCCACCCATGGCCTTGGCCAGCTTGCGTGCGAGATCGGGAGCGCCCACACCAAATTGACCGGCGACCTCGGCGTCGAACTCGCCGGCCTTGTCCTCGCTGAACGCGCCGCCCAGCCGATCCTTATAATACTCCAGCGCTTCCAAACCCTTCATGAGCTTGGCACGGCCACCGCCGCTGAGGTCCAGGAGGGCCGATGCCAGGCGGTCGCGGCCTGCGCCACGGCCACCCAGACGCTCGGCGACGGAACGCGCCTTGTCGTCGTCCAGACCCGCCTGCTCCGAACCCGGAAGTTCGGAACGGCGGATATAACCCAGCAGGTCGTCTGTCGTGCCGCCCAGACCCTTGATGGCGTCCACGCCGCCGAAGGAGCCGACGCCGAACTTCGCCTCGACGCCGGCCTGGATCTGTGCCAGCTGGTCGGGATCGGCCTGACGAATGTCGAACAGTCCCTGGCCGGAGGCCAGTTCCTGAGCGTATGCGTAGGCGGCCAGGTTCTGGCGCAACAGGCCCTGAGCGCCGCGACTCAGGCCACGGATAGCAGAAGCTAGACGCGCCTGCATCTCGCCTCCACCCGCCGCCCCGGTCGCCTTGATGAGGGACGACGCGGCCTCGCCGGCCGGCAACGGCTCCAGCCGCATGGCTGCACGCTCGTTGGTGGTGAAGTTCTTCTCGAAGGCTCCCAGCAGGCCGCCCCCGAGCTTCTGGAGTTCCTGGCGTCGGCCTTCCAGTTGCTCCTCGGTCACGGTCGGGTCGGCCAGCAGTTTGTTGTATTCACGGATCTTGTCCAGGAACTCGCGCCCCGGCCCGTTCTCAACGGCGCCCGGCGCGCCCAGGGCGTCAGCCAGACGCTGTTGTGTGACACCGCCGCCGCCAACGCGAACGATGAAGTCCCGGAGCGTGGCGTCCGGGCCGGCCTCCATGGCAAAGTCCACAAGGTTACGCAGGATACCGCCGCGGCCGACCCCGGCCACGGCGTCGGCCAGGGCGCCACGCCGCTGGGCAATGAGCGACATGCGCCGCGTTTCCGCCGCCAGGCGCGGGTCGTGCAGCTGCCGCACGGCCGTGGCCTGCTGACCGGAGACCTGCTCGAAGTTGGCCAGGCCGGCTGCCAGGGCCTGACGCACCTGGCCGGCGTCCACACCCTCGCCCAGATCGCCCATCGCGGTCATGATGGCATCCAGGCGGGAGCCGCCGCCCTTGGCGAACTTGTCGAGGTCGGACTGCCAGAAGGCCTCGGCCGCCTTGGCGGCCAGACCAGCGCCGCGGGCGCCGAAGCGGTTGAAGGCCGCCGACATGGCCGGGTTGAGGTAGGCGAAGTTGACGTCCTGGCGCTGCATGGAACGGGCCACGTCGCCCAGGCCGTATTGCAGGGCGAACTGCCGCGTCGATTCCGGGGAAGCATACAGGGACCAGGCTGTACCGCGGTCGATGCCGGCAGACGCAGCCATGTCAGCCAGGCGCTCCGGCGTCAGGCCGCTGAGGGCGGCGGTGTCTCCCGCGCGGGCGGCCTGGGCAATCTTGGCCAGCTCACTCCCCTTGAAGCCGGCGCCGCCGCCGAACATGTTCTCCATGGCCACGGCCGCTGCCAGGACGTTGGCCATCGGCGAGCGTGCCCCCTGCAGGCGCAGCTGCTGGTCCGCGGCCACGGCGGCGTCCTTGTCCAGAGCCCCGAAGCCGGTGACACCCAGACCCAGATTGTTGAAGGCCTGGGCGTAGGCGAGGGCGCCCTGAGTTGCCTGGGCAGCAAACGGCCGGGCCAGGCCCAGCTGGTCAGCCAGGCCGGCACCACGGGCGGTCATCTGGAAGACGGAGGCGACGTCGACCCCGGCCATGCGCGCCAGTTCCTGGGTCTGACGGACCATCATCTTCAGGTGGGAGGGGTCCACCTGGGTCATGGAGCCCTGTGTCAGGGCCTGGAGACCCTCCACGAGTTGACGCATGGGGGCGTCGGGGTGGCCGGCATCGCCGAAGACCTCGCGCATGGCCGCCACGGCCCCGGTCATGTCACGCAGCCGGTCGCGGATACGGGTGACCTCGCCCTCGCGGATGGCAGTCGGCTCAGGCTTGCCGCCGGGCCCGCCGGGCCCGCCACCCACGCCGCCAAAGGACGCGCCGCCGCCGAACATGCCGCGCCGCGACATCTCGTCGAAGAGCAGGCCGGCCTCGCCGGCCCCCAGGCCCTTCATCTGGAGCATGCGGTTGTCGTTGCCGTAGAGGTCCTCAAACAGGCGTCGAGCCACGTGGCCGGAGGTCTCCGGCGAGTAGCCGACCATGCCGGTCACCGGGTCGGTACGGAAGCGGCCGCCCTGGAAGACCTCGTAGCCCAGGACCGCTTGCGAACCGCGGGTTCCGAACATACGGTCCAGCGTCTCGGGCATGGCCCGGGCCAGGAACGGGATGAGCATCTGGCCGGTGTTGGACAGGCGGCCAATTGCGTCCTGGACGTCGCCGCGCCGCAGGTAGGCCTCGTCGGCCCCGGACATGCGGGCGGCGCCTTCCATCATGGAGCGCATGCGCAGAGCGTCTTGCTGAGCCCCGAGTTCGAGGGCGCGCTGGGACGCGTGGAACTGCTGCCGCGCCCGGTAGGTGTCCATGATGTTCTGCGTGCCGCCGAACTGCAGGGCGGCCAGGCCCTGGTCACCCAGGAAGGCCTGGATGCCCATCTGGGCCAGACCACCGACCATCGGCCCCATCTGGCCGAAGCCGGGGAGATTCAGGCGTGGGAACTGCGGCTGCGACGCTCCGGTAAAGAGCGTGTCCGGCGGAGCGTTCGGGTCGAACGGGTCAAACGGCGGCGGCACGGGCGAGCCCTCACGTGTCTGGGCCCATCTTACGCTTTATGGTTGCCGGCTGCTGAGCCTTTCGATGAGAGGGGACGAACGGCGACGGTCCGACGCCAGCCAGGGCGCGCGCCGTGGAAGCGATCTTCTCCTTGACCGCCGGATCATTGATGTCGCCGTACTGAGCGGCCCACATCTGGCTGAGTGTGTTGAAGTCAGTCGCTTTCCTGGTCGCGGTCGTGCCGCCGTCGGCCGGCAGGAGCAGATCCACAAGGTGGTCGAAGATGGTCCCAGTCTTCTTCCAATCCTCAAGCGCTGCTTTGGGATCGAGGAAGCAGAGCGACGCCAGGCGCCGTTGCAGCGCCGCCTCCAGAAGACGGATCAGGGCGGTATCCTGCTCGCAATCCGCGATCCAGCGCAGGCGCAGCCAGCGGTAGCGGTCGCCAGGGTCGCGGCGGGAGTCTGGCAGGGCGGCGTCCGGCGAACGGGCCAGGACCCGGGCGATCAGGGCGGTCCGCCGACCGCCGGCCAGAAATTTGGGTCAGCAGCCCTCCGCTCCAGGAGCTCGACCAGACGCTGGAAGTCGTAGAACGTCTGGGCGCATGCGATACGGAGGGGTTCGGAGCGCAGGACCTTGTCGAAGACGTAGGGGACGACCTGCTTGAGGACAGTCGCCCGTGGTGTGATTGGGTCGTAGTCGACGGCGTTGGGCTCCAGCCACTCAGGGAGGTCCTGACGATCCAGCCCGGCCTCGATGCGGGCCAGGGACAGGCACATGCGGTAGTCGGTCAGGACACGGACCAGCTGCGGCACGTCGCGGACGGCCGGCGTCTCGGCGTCATAGGCCGACTGGGTCAGGGCCAGATCACCCTCCTGGGTGGTCAGGCTGCGGAAGGCAACCAGAACTCGGCCGCCCAGAAGACGATAGCTCTTGGTAAAGCGCTCGCGGGCCAGCACCGCCTGGACGAAGGCCACCTTGTCCTCGTCGGTGGCTTCAACGCCCTCCTTGCGCGTCAGGTCCCAGCCGCAATGCGGACAGTCGGAAAGTTGCGGGATGGGCGACGTGGAGGCCTGTAGTTGAGGCGGAAGTGGAATACTGGGTTCGGGCTTCGGTGCAACAGGCGGAGGCGGAGGCGTCGACCTCAGGTCGACAGGTCGGCCGCCCCGGGCGGCTGTCTGCTGGGCAGCGGAGTCAGCCACCATCTGCTTCATGGCGGTCAGGACCTGGGTCTGGCGCTCAGGCGGCAATTCCGAGATGTCCTGCGGCGTCGCCAGGCCCCGACGTGGCGGGTTGGGCGCCGGTGCCATACCGGACGCTGCCTCCTGAAATTGTGCTGGGTCTACAGCGATCGGCGTGCCGACAGGGAGTGGACCGCGTATGGTTGGCGCTGTGTCAGTCGGCGGGAGTGGCGGAATGATCGAACGCAGGTCGAGCGGGCCGGGCATGGTTGGCTCCTTTCGTGCGAGAGCTTACCCTAAATCCAGTCCGCTTTCGAGGCACATTCGTTGAGAGCAGGTTGCCCTGCTCTGAAAACTCATCCATAACTACCAGGAATGGAGTTGCACCATGACAGAAGATGAATGGTTGGTAGCCACTGATCCTGATCCCATGCTGCAACATTTTCGGTCGGCGACCGACCGCAAGTTACGACTCTTCGCCTGCGCATGCGTGCGGCTGAGGTGGGACCAGCTGCCGGACGACCGATCTCGGCACGCTGTCGAGGTGGTGGAGCGCTACGTCGACGGATTGGCCACGGATGGGGAGCTGGACGCCGCCCGGGACGCTGCATGGGCCGCCGCACGGGCCGCCGCAGGGGACATCGCATGGGCCGCCGCACAGGCCGCCGCATGGGCCGCCGCAGGGGACACCACAGGGGTCGCCGCATGGGACACCACACGGGCCGCCGCATGGGCCGCCGCATGGGCCGCCGCATGGGCCGCCGCAGGGGACGCCGCATGTACCACTGCATGGACCGCTGCATGGACCGCTGCATGGACCGCTACATGGACCGCCACACGTAAGGTACAGGCCGCCCTGCTGAGGGACATTTTTGAGAATCCGTT